GCGAGAGGTAGGACTTCAGTTTTACCTCTCGCTTTTATTTATAAGGTGACGAATATGATTAACTTCTATGAAGTAGACAAGAACTACATAAAATATCTTCAACAATATGAACCTAAAATTCCAAACATGGAATACCATACTAACCAAAAATTTGTTTGTGGTATAGTGTTGCGTATAAATCAATATAATTATTACGCACCTATATCTTCAAATAAGAAAAAGCAAAGAACAAATATTTTAATTAAGGATTTAGACGGAACAACCTTATCCTCTATTAAGTTTAGCTTTATGTTTCCTGCAAATTACAATTATTTAAAGAAAATGAATTTTCAAGATATACGAAAACAAGATCCTGCCTATTACAGCCTCCTATTAAAAGAATACAACTTTTGCAAATCTAATCAAAGTAAAATAGAATCCAGAGCAAAACAAGTTTATAAAATGGGTTGTAATCCAGATCATTATTGTTACAATGTTTGTTGTAAATTCCACCTTTTGGAACAAAAGTATAGAGACTATAATCAGCAACATACCAATACAAAAGAGGTGTCCTCATGTCAGAAATTAAAACAGTAACCGACAAGGAAATATTATCATACTGGGACTCAATTAAATCCGTAAGAGGAGTTGCTATTAAACTCGGTATCTCGTGGCAAAGAGTTATTAAAAGTCTTTCTAGTTTAGGTATTATAGTTAATAATACCCACGCCAAAATCACTCAATACCACAAAGAAGGGAAGTCGGCTAATGAGATTGCCGATTTAATGAATATGAATGTCAATGTTGTGAAAGCCTATCTTCCACGCAACAGACCTCAATACAAAGTTAATCAATCTAAAAATGCTCTAGCAGTACAAAGAAGTAAAGAACGTCACAAGAAGCACTAAAGGGACTTTTAAAAGTCCCTTTTTATTTTACATACTTATCCACAACTTCCTTACCCACTTCCATTTTTAGCATTTGTTCTTTTACAAGTCTGCTGTCGCAGCCACTATAATGTTGCTCAGTTATCCTCAGATCAGAATGTCCTAGGCTCTGACAGGCAATACGCAAATCTCTAATAACATCTTCGCTACCTTTTTGAATACAACTAATATACACGGAATGTGTCTGCCTAAAGCTATGAGTGCTGTACTTACCTTCTATGCCGTGTTTGGCGGTTATATTCTTTAGAAATGTTGTAACGGAATTAAGTTCCATAGGAGCTATTCTGAGTAGTCTGCCGTTCCAATCATACTTCTCATTAGTATATATGATTTCTTCTTCTCCGTCCTCATTTAAGAAAATATCCTCAATATATTTTCTTTTACGTTCTCCGCTTTGAAAAATATAATCTTCCGCATCAAGTCCATAATGCTTAATAACAAAACTCAGCATTTTCTTCGCAGTATCACAAAGCCATGCTGTTCTCCATTTGTCCGTCTTGTCCTCTTGCAACGTCAAGTAATCTACAATTTTTCCGTTATTATCGGTCAAATCTTTTACCCTCAAGGTCATTATATCTCCGTAACGATAGCCTGAGTTACAAGCAAAGATTATAATATTCGCTTTAAAATACTTTTTGTTCTGAAATAAATCTTCCAAGAGAACATTCAGATCATCGGGTCTGAACCAGCTTGCAGACTTCTGCTTGCTTTCCTCGTGCTTTGTAATAGCATTTCTGTGACCCTTTTTTCGTTTTGGCTGTTTTGCTATCTGTATTCTTGACGGAAGTCTGTCCGATAAATCGAAAATTTTGCAAGTTTGAGCTGTACTAATATTCATTTTTCATTCCTCCTCATATACACAATGTAAATACTATCCCTGCTATCAACATAACGCCTGTGAAAAGCAAGCCAAAGCCTCCATAAACAACGTTCCTCACTATCATTCTAACCTTTCTTTGGCGTTCTTCTCTAAGTCTTTGGCGACGTTTAGCTTTTAGATATGCTTTCCGCATATTATATTCTTGTTCTTCCTCTATCATCCGTAGTTCTTCTTTACGATCGTTGTCTAGCATTTTCACAAAAAGTAATGTATTCGTATTTTCATTTTTCATATTTGTTCCTCCTAAATTTATTTCCGTACAAAGAAACACTCCTATCAATCAATATGATTAATAGGAGTATTTTTATTTGTTATGATCTCGTAGTACTCTAAATGTTTATCCCACCTCTAAAGGAGTAGGCTTTCATTCGTTTTTGTAATTTATACTCTGTTGTATTAGTTGCTGCTGTTGTCTTTTCAAATCTTCTAACTTTATCCTTGCTCGTTCATATTCATCGACAGTATAGAAATGTGGGACAAAACCCTCGCCACCATCATTATAAATATCATTATACCTTTTTCTTTGAATAGCTGCTTCTTCCTTTGTGTACAATCGTCCATGCTTTTTCGACTCTTCGCACCTAGCAATAAATTGTTCATGCCACTCTATATCGGATTTGACTTTTTTTATTAACCTTTCATTTTTTAATTTTTGGTTGAGTGCTATTAGTGCATCCCATTCTTCTTGCGTAATAATATACACGGGATCGCAACTTATAAAACTACCATCGCTCTCTTTGTCTTTTGGTATTACTTTACGAACATCAGAATAATGGAGTTCTTCAAGAACTATGTGATTAGATGTGCCAATAAACTGACTTTCAGCACATTCTGGAACATAATCCTTTTTTTCTTCTTCGGTTAAACGTCTGGCTTTTTGTAAAGAAAGCTCGCCTCCAGCTTCACAAGTTAAAAATTCTGTCATTTTAATTAGTCCTTTCATTTATATCTTTTTTCATTACTTCTTATTGTCAGGGATCTTAGCCCACATTTCCTCTCGATAAGCCAACTCTTGGCTATAGGTTTTATGCCATTGCTTATCCAGTTCTTTTCGTTCCTCAAGTGTAAGACTTCTGCCCTCATCAATAGCCTTATAAAAGGCATCATCATAAATCTTTTGAGCTTTGTCAAAAGCTCCTATCGGATTGTATTTTCTGTTAATTTCTCTCCGCTTATTTTCGCTGTGGTTTACCCACAAATAGATTATAAGCAAAATTATTGTTGCTAGTAGCATTGTTTATTCCTCCTCGTCCAACTCATACTCGTCATAAGTTTCTTCATTATTTCTGATATTGTATACAATATCCTCATCGGGATATGTTTCTTTAAAATAATACTGTAAGTCGTCGGGTGTTGCAACTATATAGATTGGTTCATAACTGCCCTCAAGCTTACTGCCTTTGATAGTTTTTCCGTCAACTTTGAACTCAGTAGGAGATAAACTAATCTCACGCTCCAGCGGTGCGGTTTCAATGCCGTCTCCGTTAATTAGGTTTTCGATAGTCTCGCCCTCGTCCTCGTTTATCTTTTTACATTCAGCAACGAAATAGACTTCACATCTAAAAAAACGCCTTGTTGAAAACACTGTAAAATTAGGTATATTTATAATATCTGAATGATATTTCTTCAATTCTGCTAAAGCTTCCACTTCGCTATCGTAGATCTTAATAGGGTTTCCTATTTTTGTGTCCTCACAAACTATATCAAACAATCTCTCAGGGAGCTTCCTCAACTCTACTCTTGACTCGAAAATTCCATATTTCATATAAATTTCTCCTTTGTTTAATTAATTATACCACAAAATTCCTCATTAGTCAACTAGAATTTTGTCAAATATGTCCATAAAATCAGACAGTATGGCTATTTTTATTAGCCATGTTTTGCACTCATTATCAGTATAGCCGTTACACTTCATTTGTGCGATATGTAATCTAACACGCTCATTCCGTTCCAATGATCTGATACGTTCCATAAGACGCTTATCAGGGTGCTGTATTACCATGTTATTCTGCTTTTCTGTCATTTAAAATTCCTCCTTAAAAGTATGGTTTTATTTTATTTTTTAAACTTAGAACTCGGTTACATTCTCATATTTATCTTCATCAAAATTAAATATTTCAGATGTGTCTCCATCTACATCGGCACAAACTTCATAAGCATCTCTACAGCCCTCAATACAACTATAATTGCCATTCTTCGCAGCCGTAAGTGTCATGTTAAGTTCATCCCATTCCTTACCATTCTTATCACCAAAAGTAAAAACAGGATAAGCTTTTCTTTCTTCGTCTACAAATGCAACAAAATTATAAGCATTTGTTTCTACGAAATATCTTTTAAGTCCTTCATTAATTGTAAGTTTCATTACATAAAATCCTTTCATTAATTTTTTACCGCATTTGCCTTGTCATCAGATACGGCTTAAATCTTCCAAACATTCAAACAGATAATGCCCTTGTTATCAGCATAAACGTTATCAACGCTCGATACTTCCGCATAATTCATATGCTCCGGAACATCTCCGTAATCTCCGTCATAAACAATTTTCTCCTCATCGTCCGACCATATCTGAATGTGTTGCGCATCAGGATCAATGAATAGTTGCATAAATTCTTGTACTGTCATAATATTATACCTCCTCTATCATTTAATTACACTTAAAATAAAATGCTCCTCATCATCAATAAACCACCCTTCAATCTCAGCATTTTTCCATTCTTCATGAAGTCCATCATTTCTTGACATTTCGCCAATTGTTGTACACAAAGTTGTATTTTCATTAACTTCATACAACTCAACATCCATATTATCTATATTAGATGATGCTTTTTCACAAAACTCTTTTACTGTCATAGTTAAATATCCTCCTCTTTAATGTCAACAACTCCATAAGGCTTATCATTCCTGCCCTCAAAATAGGCATCACACTCACTGATTATACAGCCCTTTTGATATGGATTAAGGTCATTCACATTCATCTTTTCTCCGTTTACATTAAATAATTCATATCTATCTTCAGTTATACCACGTCCATAAAGAGTAAATGTACCTTTAAATTCAGATAATGTACCCATAGCAAAAATCTCATCAATTTCCTTGTCAGTGAGATTATTTCTCTTCAATTCGTTCCGCAGGTATTGCGAGTCATCAATAGTAAATGTTACCTTGCGTGTATTTCCGTATTTGTCCATTGTCTTATTCCTCCTCATCGTCATCTATATGTTCGAGTTCATCAGCGACTTTCAATAAAAATTCCTTTATACTATCGGCATCATTGATTAATACTCTTATGCTGTCAGGCACTCCTCTTTTTCCTCTTAAATCAATCCACATTTCAGCGTGTTTATCAGCGTCAAAATCATCAGCCATTTCTTTAAATGCTCTTACGAAGTCTTTAGATGTGCCGTCATAAAAAACAGTTTCAACAACATCTTCTCCAGCATCGGAATAAAATTCTACATCGTGACAAAATTCATTATTGCCAGCTTTATATTTCTCCGATAAATTAACCTCATTGTTTTCCAAAACCTTAGTAATTTTTTTGTTTAACATAATAAAACCTCCGTTAATATACTTTTCCATTGCTATACATATAAATGAATAGTACTCTTTACAAGTATTTCCCTTGCTTCGAGCATATAAGAGGGGAGTTGTCCCCTCTACTAATTAATCCTCATCATCAAGACCATCGTCTATAAGGTCATCAATTTCCAGCTCATAGCATAGGTCATTCAAGACCGCTTCTTGAGCAGCTACATAGCGATAAACTTCACGCTTTTTAGCGTTCTTCTTATCGTTGTTATATTCCTTGTCTGCCTGCTCAAGTGCTTTCGCTGTCTCGTTGTACATCTTTATTATAATTCCGATCATTTCTTCTCTTGTCATGGTTAATTCCTCCTTGATTATCTCTCGATTAGTCTGATTATATCATCGCCATATACAATAGCTTTGGCATACTTTTCGTTTTGTAACTGCTTAATAAACTCCGTGATAGGCATTGTATATCCTCTGTTGATTTTCCAGCTATACATACCTATGAGATCTTGTAAAAGGTCATACAAGGTATATCCCATAAAGGGGCATCCTTGCGGTGAATAACTCCGCAAGTCCCTTATAACATTATCGCTCATGCTTATGCGTGTTACTCCATTGAGTTTGTGCGTGATTGTGTTCATGATTTTTTACCTCCATTATTAATACATTAATATCTACATTTTATAATCTGAATCATTCCAGACCTAGCACATGAATTGGCTAATTCATCTTGTTCTTTAACCTTGTTAATATCGGCTTGAAATATCTCAGGATTTTTAATTGCATATTTTTCCACAAAATCATTTTTTCTGAGATTATAGAGAAAATAATAGTTCTCATCAACGACTACAAGCCTATTGTATAAGCTCATTAAATTAATATTTTTCTCTTTGAGTTTGCGTGAGATTTCAAACAATATTCTAGGTGCCAATGAGTTGTTTATAATGGTGCAACTCCTTATAACTCCGATCGTTTTGCTATTATCACCCTTTACTGTAATTGACGTCTTACCGATTTTTATTTCCTCTCCGTTGATTTTTGTAATTTCCATAAATTTCGACCTCCGTATTAAAATAAATGTTTTATTCGCTTTCAAGCGTGTTATTGGCACTCTCAATAACTTCATGCGGTCATTTTGAGTATATAGGGCGGCTTATATAACCGCCCTCAGATCATAAGATTATATAGCTTTTAAGCGTTATAATGTATAACATTCTATCTGTTTGTGTAATTCCTCTTGCATAATCTTTATTTGATTTTCTGTTAAATCCTTGATACTCATATTTAAAGCCGCTAAAGCAGGCTCATAATCGCAAGTAATACAAGCTTCATGATTTGCCAACTCATAGCTTATCATTTTTCTAAATACTTCATCACTTGACTTGATCTTGTTAAATTCAACTTGTAAATGCTCAAAGATTATATTTGCACGCTTCACAATTTCATTATTCTTTACATAGCAAAAGCAAGCCGGACAAAAATATCTATATATTTTGTTCTTTTCCTCAAATTCCTTTTCCCACTGCTTGCCAATTCCAAAGCAAGATAAATAATCAAATTGCATTATCCAATAATTATGCAAATAGTATGATTTTGCGGTGTAGTCGCCATATGATTTTACAACACTCATCAACTCGGTTTCAGTAAAGAGCTTTTTGCTCAATTCCTTGCAATAGTGATCCTTTAAAGCTGATTTTCCTTGCTCCTCAACTAAATATTTGTGGTGTAGCTCGTATTCATTAGCATAGTAAATTTGCTTTTCGTTCTTGAAAACAAGTGCAGAATATCCGAAGTAACCGCCAAAATCAACAATAAGTATATCGTGATCCTTTATGTTGATATAATCAAGAGCTATTTTAGCAGCCTCATTAAATGTTAATGATTCTATATCATTAATCGCAAGGGTTTTTGTGCTTGTCGTGTTTACCATAATAATTGACCTCCTCAAATATGTATCGATTATTTTTACTATGTTATATGGTGTGTTTATTTTCCTCATGTAGAAAACATCCACATATACCGCCCTTTATGGGCGGTTATCACTAAACCATTTTAAATGTAAATTCCGCATTATGAATGTGATCTGAATTATATCCACCTCCAGCAACCGCCCTCAGATCATCTCTAATGTATGATTTAATGTGATCCATGCCATAGAAATGATCGGGGTTAATGGTATATGTATCGCTGAATGTAAATATCTTGCCTGGATACCATTCAGGCACACCCTTAATATCTGGATGCTTCTCATCCATGGTATATTTAATTTGTGCAAAGATCTTAATTTTGTTACTCATAATAATTGACCTCCTTATGGCTTGCTATTTCGATTAAAATTCTTCGATATATTCAAATTCGTCCGGGTCAAATGTAAATACCTCCTGCATTGCCCGCGGCGTGCCTATGCTATACGCACATTCTTCAGCGGTCTCACAGCCGTCAAGATTGCTATAGTCGCTGTTCTTTGCAACATCAATTGTTAGTTCTTCGTCAAATAGGTTTTCATAAATCATGAACCCCTTGCCGTTTTCGTCCACGAATACAACGCAGTTATATGCGTTTGTTTTGCAAAAATATCTTTTCATTTTAAATTACCTCCATTTTTTTATTTACGTTTGTTTTTTTGTTTTGTGTTGTCTCTTTTCTTTTGTTTTGCACTATTTAACTTTTATGTTACGTTCCAGAATTTTGATTCATCATCATTCTCTTTACTGTATTTTTCATCTATATTATCAATGTTATAGATGTCAACTTTGCCCCAAATCATTGTCGTGAAGTCATTCTCGTCAATGATAGCTTCGATGTTGATTTTCTTGAATTTTCCCTCTTCACCTTCTTCACTGATGCAATAGTGGCTTCCATCCTTGTACTGAATCCATAAATAATCATCTGTTCGCTGTCCAATTTCATTTGCGTATCTGATGCTGTCAATAATATCGGCAACATCATGCAGAGCTTCTTTTCTGCTCTCCCACATCTCAAAAATCTGTCCACTTTTTGTTTCAAATGATTTCATTGCAAACACCTCTTGACTTTTTATTTTTTTTGTGTTATTTTAAAATATGGTTGATTAAATTCAGATCATTGCACTAAATCTAATCGTATTAACGGCTATTGTGTAGCCGCTAAAAAATTAGCAGATACCCTTTTTTGATATCCCAGTAATTCGGAAACTGGGTTAAAAACATTTTGAGCCTATTTTTTTCAAGATTTTTCTATCGTACATTTGACGTTGTTCAATTCGGTTTTAGCCGGTTCGGATAGAAAATATTTAATTTTCAAGTTGCAAAAATTTCAAGCTTGCAAGGCTGATGAAAAAATCCCATTTTTTTCATTAACGCTTTTAACGTCTGAATTTGCTTTTTCAACTCCATTTCTTTATTCTGTCGGACGATTTTCAAAGTGCAATCGTGAAACTTGATGATCTTGTAAAGGATCTTGTTTGTTGTGTTCTTTTCCTTTACTGTAATTATATTATAACACATGGCGTCATGTATTACAATTGACTTTTTGCACAAACATGGAGTCATGTATTTATATAACTTGCACACACAATATATAGTGCATATTATTGTATTTTTGAATGATAACCGCTATATATAGTGATACTATGATTTATAAACGAAACTAAAATATTTGTAAGAAGTTACAAATATATAACTGAAATGAGGTTTAAAATTGGACAATATAAACAAAAAGAAGATAGAGTATAATGCTGCATACACTGCCAAAAATTACAAAAAATTATCGGTGAATGTGAAGCCCACAGATTATGTGGCTATTGACAATTATTGTAAAAAAATAAATATTAGCAAAGCTAAGTTTATTGTAAAATGTTGTAAATACTGTATAGATCATGATATTAATTTTAATGACTAACTGAACCGCAATATATAGCGGTTAATACAGCATTTATTGCTTGCAATATACAATATATAGTATGCTTATATTTTAAGCTATAAGGCTACTAGCAAGCGTTATACACTGTTGTATATATGGGTGGTATAGTTATACTTGATAGCCGTTAGAATGGATTTTAGAGCATACAATATATAGTGGTATTGTAGCGTATTATGTGTATGTGTATACTATATATTGTGGGTAATGGCTGACGTGTGTTATATATCATGGGCTTGCAAGCGGTGATCTTGCAATGGATCTTGACTTGCGTATTTATGTATGTGTACAAATATTTGTACTATTGCAAACATGATTTTGCGTTAAATAAGTGTACAATTTTTTGGACTTCTAAGGATCTTGTAAGAGTTCTTTACTAATGCTAATTAATGACAATTAGTCAATTTGTATAATTTTAAAAGCTAATTTTGTGTAAATTGCCAGTTTAAAATAGGGATTGAGTATTAAATTTTAGGTGTATTTTAGTGAGTGTTTACCACTTTAGGGGTAAATAAGGGGTGAAATAGGGAATTGATAGGGAATTGATAGGTTAAAATATTCATATAAAATGTTCAAATTTTAAAGATAGCGATTAAGAGCGTTCGGTATATCGAATAACATTCACCGATAAATATATTTAGCAAAAATCAAATATTGACAATAAACAAATACATAAAAAATCAAGTATTAAAAATTCGTTTGAGCCTAAGCAGAGCCAGCAGGAACTATATTAATATTCTATGAATTATGATACAATTATTCATATATGTGATTTTGGCAAAAACACATATAAAGCACGCAAATAGGCGGTTTTATGGATATGTTAATATACTTAATTAAATAGCTTTGGAGGGGGTAACTTTACATTTATGGGAATATACGGAAACAAGATTATCCCCTTAGTAGTTCCACTCTATCCACACACCCCAAAGCCAAATCCAAAATCAAAATAGCATTTTTTTAAATTCCTGCACACTCTCTCACCATCCCATTAAAACTCCCAATTTTTATTCGGTAACACGTTCGAGTAAACTTCGTATCTACGCCATTTTTTTGAACTTTTCCAAACCTTAAAATATACCCAAATGCACCAAAACATACCAAAACTAACTTGTAAACATTATTTCTGTACCATAAAAAATAACCCATCACTCCAAAAAAATACACTCCTTTAAAGACCATAATAGGTCTTATTTTTTTTGTCCTAAAATGGCTATAAATCAAGTTTCACACTTAAACAATCACCCATTTAAAATTCAATTTTAATTCACTGTCAACTCGTTAAGCCACACTTCAAAAATAATACACTGTCACCGAAACATCTTAAAACAATAAAAAACTACCAAAATGTCACTCATAAAACTCATAAAATAACCTATCGTAAAAACGATTAAAACGTTTTTATACCTTAATTTACAAGCAAAAACAACGAATAAGCTATCGTAATTTTACCGAACGCTCCGAAACAAAATGTTCAGACGAAAACAAAATATTTAAACAGTTGCCAGACGATCCATACAAACATTAATGTTTAACTGAAAAAATATCTGTGAAGATTAGCGTGACCGTAGGGAACGATAATCAAGCAGGGAAGTTATATACGAGCGTAGCGAGAATATAACTGACTAGCTGTGCGCAGCACAACAAATCAATATCTCATCATTACAAAACTTCATTGTCATAATAACACAGTATCATAATTCCTATTAATTGTACAATCTCACATAAACTTACAATTTATAATTACAATCAAGATTATAATTATAAATATAACCAATACACTAAAAGTTTACATATAAATTTGCATAAATATATTGACAACCATTTAATTGTACATTATAATTGTAAATGTACTATTAAACGAGTACGTTTGAGAGTTGCTTGCTTGATTTGCTTGCAATTTCAAATTGCAATTTTTAAAATATGATTTCACTTCAATTTCTCTTTCAGCTCTATTAGTATACCCTTTCACCATTAAACGAGTACACTTGAAATGATATCATATTTTAAAATCAAATTCAAGAAGTAAATATTGTTTATAAAATTGTAAGTTATAGGAAGTGATATTTAATGTCAGTTAATTGTAGTAAACAATAAATTTTTCTGGGGCGTTTACGCCACAGTAAGGATTCTCTTATTATTAAAGATATCTAGTATTATTCTACTCTACACTTTGACCTACACTTTTGCGTACCTAAATGCAAACTTTTTTGCATTTTGACCTACACTTTTGCGTACCTAAATGCAAAAATGGAGAACTAATAATGAAATAGTGAAAGGTGGTGATAAATTATAGTTGACAATTATTTTGTAAAAATGCCCAAGAAATATATATACGCTGACTCAGCAGACAACTTTGAAATTTTATTATATCGTTGTCTTAGCTACCTATATAATGCCAGAACAGAAGTGATTAGCACGTCTTTAAATGAGATTTTAGAGTTGTGTAACTGTTCTCTCTACAGTAAGAGTAGTAGAGAAATTACTCATAGGATAAAAGCACTTTTCAATATCTTTATTGTCAGGTCAGATTTAACTTGGGATAACCAATGTGACTATAAATCATTAAATAATGTTAATGCAAACGCTCATTTAAGATTTAAGGTCAACAAAGCGGTGTTTGATCCTCCAGATAATTTCGTAATATTGTACGACACAGAATGGGACAAGCTAATGTCTATTTCAAATAGGCTGTCTAAGTCAATACTTCTTCGTGTTTACCTATACATAAAGTCATGGAACTTTCAGAACACAGAAGCTATAACAGAAAGTGTTTGTGGTTGTTACAAGAAAGAAACAATAATGGCAGAAGAATTGCATATGTCGGTGAGACAGCTAGACAACTATTTAAAAGCATTATGTGACAATGGACTAATAGTCAAACACATTACAGGCTCTTATAAAAAGAATGGTAGGGTCTATAATGCTCCTAACGTTTATGTGCTTGGCTCAGACCTGAACGCACAACAGCATATCCAAGAAGCTATTGACAGACTAAAGTACGCCTATAAGGTAGATGAATTTCTACCAATGACACATAAGGACAAGAAAATTAGAAAGGATTGATAGATGTGATAGATAACAAGATTATAGTTTTTGAAAACGAGGACTTTGGAGAACTTAGAACGGTTGAAATTAACGGAGAAGTTTGGTTTGTAGGCAAGGACGTGGCAATGATATTGGGGTATGGAAATGGAAAAGTTAAAAGTAAGGCTTTAGCTAACGCTATAAAAGATCATGTAGATATTGAAGATAAAAGGTTCTTAAACTATGATGAACTTAAAGCGTACCAAAATGGTGACCTTAAAAATATTAGCCACTATGGAATGACAATTATAAATGAAAGCGGTCTATATTCTCTTGTATTTGGAAGTAAATTGTCAACCGCAAAGAGTTTCAAACACTGGGTAACTTCTGAGGTTCTTCCTTCACTTCGTAAAACTGGCACATATAATACACAGGCTTTTGAAGAATTAAAAGCAGAGGTAACAAATCTCAAAGAAGAATTAGAGAAAAACAAATTGCCCAAGAAAACATATAGTCCATGGTTTGGTCGTATGTACCCTAAATATAGATTAATAGAAGACAGTCTTGGTATTACTAGGGGTGCATTGTACAGAGAAATTCTCAAAGAGCTTGCCAATAGATACGGACTTGATACATACCAAATAGAACAAGACTACTTGTATGAAAATTGCTTGGATAAATGTTATCCTCTTGACCCATATCAGTGTGTTCCGCAATATCGCAATATGATAGAAGATATTATTAATGAGTATTTAATCAGTAACAGTTTGGCTGATAAAAACGATATTATTGCGACTAAGAAATATCAGACGATATTCTCAAAAACTAATTCTAAGATTGATTCTAATGAGTCTCATTTTAACACAGAGGACGGTGAAAACAATGAATAGAAATCGCAAAACAACTTCTTTACAACAACTATTCCCTGAAGATTATACATACGAGGGTCAGGACAAGCCCCTGGACGATAATGAAGAATATTTGAGGTTTCGCAGTGAGTATTGGACTATGCTTGCAGAAACTGACGATACATACGCAGAAGATTATATGTAAGATAAGATAAAGGAGACAACACAATGAACAATTTGAAACTTGTAGAAACAGACGTATTTAATGAAATTGCAACTTGTGACTTTTGGGGTAACGCCAACAATGAGTATCTTGTCACAAGAGAACAGATTGGTAGAGCATTGGGTTATAAAAATCCTGCAAATGCAATTAAAAATATCCATTTAAAGCATAAAGAAAGGTTAGATAAATTTTCAACTCAGCTCACTTCAAAACAAATTGAAGGAAATAGACAGATTGAGCGTAAAAGAACATTTTATAATTTACAAGGTGTTTTACTTATCATTCAATATTCACAAGTACCTGAGCAATTAAAAGAAAATTTATTGACAAAAATCAAAAGCAAAATGGGTAATAAGGAAATCGTTGTAATTACAGAACGCAAAGAATTGAATTTTATTAATGATTTGGAGGAGATTTTGTCAGTTTTTCTGATTAAAGGAATCAGGCAATTTCGCATAGGAAATAAATATAGAATCGACTATTACATTCCCACTATAAAAGTTGCCATTGAATATGACGAAAATTCTCACAAGCTTTACAACAAAGATGAAGAAATAATGCGTGAAACTTTTATAAAAGAGCAATTAGGTTGTAAATTTATTAGGATATCAGACGATTACAACAATAATAAAGGAATAGGTCTAGTCATAAAGAAATTAATAAATTGGGGTATTTTAAAATCAGGAATGGAGGTAATTAACAATGCCTAGACTAACAAAACTTACAGAGAGTGAGTATGCCAATGGCGTACTCGCAGAAGCCAAAAGAATAAATAATAATGAGACAATTCGTAAACAACCGCCTACAGAACAGCAAGTTAGATTGTGCCTTAGAGTGCTGAGAGACTTTCACATACATATAAACAAAGACAATATTCCGAGATTTAACAGCGTTCAGGAGCTAGAGCTTTGGCAAAAGAAAATGATACACGATAAATTATATGACAGCAACTAAAACGGAAAGGTAGATTAAAATGACAGAAAACAACAAAACTATGGTAACAGTATTTGAGAGCAAAGATTTTGGCAAGGTAAGAACGGTAGATATTGATAACAAGATTTACTTTTGCGGCTCTGACGTGGCAAAGGCGTTGGGGTATGCAAGACCAGCGGACGCAATAACATCTCATTGTAAGGGGGTCTGCGTTTTACCGACCCCTTCGGCTGGAGGTGTGCAGAAAACAAAATTCATCTCAGAGGGTGATGTTTATCGTCTTATAGCACATAGTAAACTCCCTTCCGCAGAACGCTTTGAGAGTTGGATATTTGATGAGGTGCTTCCAACCATACATAGGACAGGCAGCTATATTATGGAAGGCTCGGAAAAGGACAATGAATTAAAACTATTACAAGCTACGGTTACTCAGCTTCAGAATATGTTACTTGCATTATCGGCTAAAAAAATACCAAATGCAAAAGCTCTGAACATATGGAAGAAACAAATTGGTACTCCGCTTATAGTGAAGTTACAGGATAATGCTTTACAAACTACAGGTGAGGTTGTCGAGTTTGCAGATATGCTACATAGAGTTTATACTCAGATGACTTTAATGTTTGGATTCTGTACTGCTACGGCTCTTAGTGAATTTACAGACAAGTATAACTGTGATTGCACTACAACACAACCTAGTATTATAAATGCTATTGCGGATAATCATGTATATCAGGCTTGGTTTACTCAGGCTTGTAATCAGCTTATGGTTTGTGTAGGTAATGGGGATAGGTTTACATCTGATGATGGTTGTACTTATAATGCTACACAGTTTACTTTAGAGGACGGCTTTGATTTTATAGTTGCAACACTGGCAGAGGTTATGAATGATAGATCGGCTCATCATGCACACACGCTGTCTATGGTTTATAAGAAGATAAACACCACGAGAGGTTGGCGTAATCAAATGACTAGGAAGAAGGCAAAGACTAAGAAAGATGTAATATTGTCTGATAGAAAACAGTTTACTAAATTTGTGTTAGTTAGCAACGAAATTTTAAAGGAATTTGGAAGGAGTTAAATCTATGAAAACATATACGGTAACAAGTAAAGTAGCCGCAGAGGAACGTGAGGTTACAATTAACATTTCATGTGAGAATGGCGAGTGGGTCGCTAATTTGTATACTTGTATTGAGAAGTATGCCAACAAATGCAAAAAGCAAGGTTGGAAACAGATTGATGAAACAAGACACACTGACGGTACGTTTATCGGAGCTACATTTATTGCTCCTGCCAAAGCCATTAGTATTAGAAACGCTCACCCGACTAAAAGAGTTATCTCAGAAGAACATAAACAAAAGCTTTTAGCTGCGAGAAACAAAGATTAGTTAAAATTGTACATTAATTGTGTTAATTTTACAGCTATATTGTTTTGAGTATAATTTTACTTGTGAGGTATTACTCTTTAAAATTTAACACAATTAATGTATGTTCCTGACGATAGAACGCAGATTATGATAGATATAAAGATAGGAGATATAAATGGCATTAAATAAACTATATTATGTGTATGGACTTGACACAGCTTGTTTTTACACTGATAAAGAAAATGAGATTGAAAGGTATTTACTAAAGGCTAGGCGTGTTAAGAACAGATTTAAACAGAGGTACGTTGATAATAAAAGCAATCTTTCGCCAAAGAGACAAAAGCTCTATCAGCAATTAAATAAACTCGTTATAAGGCTAAAGTCTGAATTGAAAGAAGAATTACATAAAAACATAGGACTAACTCGAAACGTGAGAATGGATAAGATCGTTGACAAAAACGGAGAGCCGTCTATTAGAAAGAGGGTTTCTATTTTTGATAGTTCTTTGACAAGATATTTTGGCTTAAAGGAAAGAGAATTTAATACTGAGATACTTATAATTAAGGTTTATTTTTACGATGTAGCCGAGAGTATTGTCAAAAATGGTTTTTACATGAATGGCTATAAATATAAATTTTTCTCGGCTTCAGCAGGGCAGATAAGAACAAAAAAACTTGTTGCGGTTAGAGAAGATTTGTTGCTTAAATATTGGAACGCCTTGACCGCTGGTTTAACTGTGGAGAAAATTAACAAGTTGGGCGGTATGAATATTAACAAATATCTAGCATATTTGGCTTTATGCAATTCTGCAACAGACCTATGGGAAGATTTTGATATTGATCGTTGTATTGTTGTTAATGATTTTGAAAATGTAATTCATGATACGGTTGATTTTATAGACGATAAAACCTACGAGATTACAAGAGTAACGAAAGATTTAGATTTTACACAAACTGATGGCTGTGGAATGATTTTACCATATCTAACTGATAGAAATTTTATGGTTAGACTACCGTGGATAAAGGGTTTATTGGCTAAATTTGATTTCGTAAAATTCATTAAGGATAACAACGCAACAGGAATTGTAAAAGATATTTATGGTACAACTCACAATATAGTTGATGAAAATATTCAGATAATTTTCACTAAGAGCCAGTTAAAAATGTGGAAATATTTTGACAGTTGGGAAGAGTATAAAAACAATTTTAAAAAATATGGCTGTACCGCAGGTATATGTAATCGTGAAGAAAATGTAATATCAGACTCAGTTATAAATTATCAGATGATACAAACTCTAGCTGATATGACTGATAGCGAAATAAAAGAGTTGGCAAAAAGTAACATAGAAGAAATAGATAAAATTGCTTCTGATGTGCCAACAATGCTTAAAGTTTTTGGAGCTGACAAATCTAATTATTATAAAACTGGTTTTCAAAAGTGTCTTGAAATTTATCCTGAATTGCTTTCTGACTTGTATTGCAGGAGTATGTTAAAAGACATAAAAAAGAAAAAAGAAAAAGAATTATGGTCTGCACGTTTTGATATGGGTGGTAAATATAGCTTTGTCATACCAGATTTGTATGCGTTTTGTGAATGGTTATTTTTGGGGATAAAAAACCCAATGGGTCTTTTACAGAATGGTGAAGTATGTTGTAAATTATACAATGACAATGAAAAATTAGATTGTCTTAGAAGTCCACACCTGTATATAGAGCACCCAATAAGAATAAATAAAACACAATTTGATTGGTTTGATACCAATGCTATTTACATAAGTTCTCATGATCTTATTTCAAGAATAGTACAATGCGATTTTGACGGAGATAAATTGCTTGTGACAAATAATCCAACGTTGATTGGCATAGCAGAAAGAAATATGGATGGTATTGTTCCCTTATTTTACAATATGCGTAAGGCAGCGGCAGAAGAAATATCAGTGAGTTCTTTATTCAAAGGCTTGTTATTAGCATATAATGGAGGCAATATTGGTACACCGAGTAACAACATTACGAAAATATGGAATAGTGGCAAAATGAATAATGAAAAAATGCAAGCCGTTAAATGGTTAGTGGCAGAAGTAAATTATACTATAGACTATGCTAAAACGTTGTATAAGCCACAAAGACCTGAGAAGGTTGACAAAATTATCAAGCAATACACTAAAAACAAAATACCTTATTTTTTTATGTATGCCAAGGGCAAAAAGAAAGAACAGGTAAAACCATTGTCTTTATGCACTGTTGATAGAGTTAAGATGCTTTGTCCCAAAAGAAAAATCAACTTTAATTTTACAAACTCAAATATCGGCAAATTTGATTATAAGGTTTTGATGAATAATCCAGATATAGAATTTAATCAAAACATTGCAGACAAATATAAAGAAATATCAAGTACGTTAAATTTTAAACATACAGATGATAGCAAAATGAACAATTATCTTGCGGTGTTTGATGATGCAAAAAGCAAATTATTCAGTTTACCATATTCCAAAAACGTAATTATTGATAATATTATCATTGATTTGTTCCACAATAGGCGTACCGCTTTAAAGAAAACATTTTGGCTCTTATTTGGTGACGAGGTGTACAATAACATAAAAAGAAATATTGGTAGTAATTTTATACAATGCGAAAAATGTCATAAAAGATTTTATAAACATAGTTCCAATGAAAAATATTGCGATAAGTGCAAGGGCTATCAAAAAATTAAAACAAAAACTTTGATCTGCTGTGATTGTGGTAAAGAGTTTGTGGTAGATAGTCAAAGTCGAAAAATTAGGTGTGAAGAATGCCACAAAAAAGAAAGAAGCAGGATAAATAAAAACTATCGAGAAAAGACCAGTTCGTTTTAAATAGAAAATAGCCAAATACCTCGCAAATACGTTGTTTGCGAGGTATTTTTTGCCTAAAATGCTTAAAAATCGCTACCCATATGGAAAGAGTATTTTGCTAATTTACAAATCTAAAGAGTAATTTTTTCTTTTTAGGCAAATAAACATACTTATCCATATTATATTATATCACACACAAAGTCAATATTCAATGGGCATTGTGTACAAAATTAAAATTGAAAAGGTGGTTATTTTACACATGATTTTCGTCACAAAGGACGAGGCGGATTATCTTCGTCAGAACATTAAGAATGTTAAAATCTTCAAAACGTGCCGTTTAAAAAACAATGGCTCTAATCGTGGCAAGAGATATGCAGAGGAAACATCTGCGGTTGTTAATCTACTTGCCAAGTACAGAGCTGATTAAAAAATATCTTACAGTACGTCTGTAAGGGTGGGCATATCCCACTAGCCTATTTAGAAAAGGAATTTATTTTTTTATGACAGTAACAGAAGAACTTCCAATTTCCATTGTAGATAGTTTGGATAAGAGAAAGTACCCTACGCCTGAAGAGTACAACTATTGGAAATCAAGAGAAACAGAACATTTTTCATTGATTACGAGGTAGACGAGTTTTATAATCTTATTGAAAATAAAAACCAGCCATAATCCCATTGACTTTAGACGGTGGGTTAGGCTGGTGATAAAATCACTTTTCATTAAGAGATTTCTTAATTAAAGTTAAAATTAAATTGTTTAGACTACGATTCTGTTCTTTTGCAAGTTGTTCTAATTGATTTTTTAAATCTTTAGGAATAGTAAGTGTCGTTCTTACATTATCTTTAGATACTGCCATAATATCATCTCCTTTTCTAAATTATAACACATACAAAAAGTGATGTCAAGGTGATAGCTAAAGTTTACAACTTGTTTACATTGCAGTGTTGACAAAGTGCTATCACCGTGATATGATAGTGATAGAAAGGTGGTGAGGCGATGCTTAAATCATTTAAGTACAGATTATATCCAAATAAAACACAAGAAATACAAATACAGAAAACATTTGGTTGTTGTAGGTTTGTTTATAATCAGACACTTGCTTATAGAAAAAATCTTTATGAAACAGAAAAGAAATCTATGAGTAAATTTGATTGCAATACATATTGTACACAAGTTCTGAAGAAAGAACATGTATGGCTTAAAGAAATTGACAAATTTGCTCTTAACAACGCAGTATTTAATATGGATAGTGCATATCAGAAATTCTTCAAAGAACATTCTGGTTATCCTAAATTCAAAAGTAAGAAAGATAATCGGAAAGCTTATTCCACAAACAGTACTAATAATAACATTGAAGTTGACTTTGAAAACAATAGAATTAAACTTCCAAAACTTAAATGGGTAAAAGCTAAGGTTCATAGAGAATTTGTTGGTATTATCAAATCAGCCACCATATCACAAACACCAAGTGATAAATATTTTGTTTCTATCCTTGTGGATTGTGAAAATTTTCACATGAAGCCTACTGGTGCTATGATCGGTATTGATTTAGGCATTAAGGATTTAGTTATTACATCTGACGGAGATAAATTTGAAAATTTTAAAACTCTTTACAAATATGAAAAGAAACTTGCTAAAGAACAAAGGAAACTTGCTAAAAAGGCAAAAGGTAGTAGCAACAGAAATAAACAGCGTATTAAAGTTGCAAGACTTCATGAGAAGATAACAAATATCCGTATTGATAATTTACATAAAATTTCTCACAAGCTAATACAGGAAAACCAACTGATAGTGAGTGAAGATTTGAAAATTAGTAATATGGTTAAAAATCATAAACTTGCAAAAAGTATTTTTGATTGTAGTTGGTATGAACTAACAAGGCAGTTACAGTACAAGGCTGAATGGAACGGTAGACAGTATATTAAGATTGATACTTATTTCCCAAGTAGTCAGACTTGTAATGTCTGTGGATATGTTAATAAGGGAACAAAAAATCTTTCTGTAAGAGAGTGGGATTGTCCTAATTGTCACACACACCATGACAGAGATATTAATGCTGCTATTAATATATTAAATGAAGGATTAAGGTTGGTTAAATCAGCCTAAACAATAAAGCAGTACGATAGGAACTATCGGAATTTACGCTTGTGGAGTTAGTAGGTTACGAGAACGTTGAAGCAAGAAGCCGACTGGCTTTAGACGGTCGGTAGTTCACAAATATCTAAATCATTTTTCAGGAAAAGAACATTGTCAGATTTGCGAGTTGCATACTAATCATAGAGGTTGGGTATCAACTTGGGCTGACGAATTGGAGGATTAAAGCAAATGGCTAAAATAACAAAAAAGAACGTTCTGTCGGTACAGGGCATTGTAAACATAGAAAACGAAAAAATAACATTTAGCGTTGAAGATATTGAGGGCGAAATTGCCCTTGCGGAACTTATGTCAGATTTCAACGGTCAGGAAGTAAAGCTGTCTGTAAACCAGACAGACGAAATTGCATAGTGGGAGGAATTTAAAATTTCTACATACAAAAGATTTGAAGGCGAGTCTGATGACGAGCTTATATTTAGAGTGTGCAAAGATAAGGAAAAGATAGGTACTTGGAATGATGTCAGGGATATTTTAAATAATTTGCTTAACGCTGATTTTGGCGAGTCAACTTATCGTAAGAAATTCCAATGCTTTGAGAAAATGTTCAATGCAAATCAGAAAACTTTTGCAGATACAGAAAACACACTTAATGAAATTCAAGACCAAATTCGTGAATTAAAGAAAGAGCGATACAAACTTCAAACAGAGAAGTTGGAGAATAATAGGTGGCTTAGAGAAAATGCACGAGATGAATTGATAACCGAAAAAATAGTCAATGCAATTTCTGATATAGACCCTATCATAGTTCCTGATTATTTATCGGGAGTAAATAATAGCAAATCTGCGATATTGGCATTTACTGATTGTCACTTTGGCATAGAGTTTTGCATAAAAGATCTATTTGGCAATGTAATAAACGAATATTCTCCAGAAATATTTGAACGCAGAATGTGGAGTATGCTTGAAAAAGTTGTTGACATAATTGCCAAAGAGGATTTGGCAGAAATTAATGTTTGGGAACTTGGTGACAGCATATCAGGACTTCTCAGATTAAATTCTCAGCTTATGCACCTTAGATATGGTGTCATAGATTCGGCAATAAAGTATGCTGAATTTCTTGCCAATTGGCTCAATGATCTTTCGCAATATGTGAAAGTGAATTTCCAAATGGTTAGGGACAGCAATCATTCACAACTCAGACTTCTCGGACAGCCTAAGAATAGTTTTCCTGATGAAAACATGGCAAAGGTGATTATTGCTTTCATAAGGGAAAGACTTAAATATAATCGAAATGTAAACATAATTGAGAATGAAACAGGCTTTTGTTTTAGCGATGTTGAGGGTTATAACGTGCTTGGTTGTCATGGTGAAGTAAAGGATTTACAGAACTGTACAAGTTCTTTTTCGAGAGCGTACAATACAAACATTGATTACGTTTTGGCAGGTCATGTGCATCATCAGACCTCAAAGGAAAATGCAAAACATTCAGAGGTGCTTACAATACGTTCCATGGTAGGTACTGATGACTATGCGATGTCCTTACACAAAACTTCTGACACAGGTGCAAGCCTGTTTATATTTGATGATGAATTTGGCAAGATTGCCAACTATGATATAAAAGTAAAGTAGGTGAATACTATGATGATTAAAAAGAGTTATAACGATTTTGATACTTTTATGCAGGATATTATAGACGTATATCTTGAAAATGAGGGCTTTAGTGTTTTGTGCGACTATAAGTTAGCTTGTAAGATTATCAAGAAATTTTTATCATTTGACGATAAGACTAAAATTAATTCTATTTCTCTTGATCCGCCTGAGTGGAACGGATATGGTGGCGAATTTGTTGTTTCAACTTTTGAAAACGAGTTGTTCTGTGAAAGAGCAAGACGTGACGATAAGCCAATAATTGTTGGTGATGAGAGTATTGTTTTCGTTCAGCGAGATTTTGTCGGCAAGGATTTTATTGAAGAAGATTATGTTCCAAAGCTTTATTTTGGTTTTACAATTAACGAATAATTTGTAGTTAAATACAACTCCTTTTATTATATTTTGCAGGATAGCAAGCGTTATCCTGCATATTGTCGGATAGCTCAATCGGTAGAGCAACGCACTGTTAATGCGAAGGTTGTGAGTTCGAGTCTCACTCTGACAGCCAAAACAGAACTCAACACGCCTCTTAAAAATGCGTACCACGTTGAGTCTTTTAAATGAAAAATCTGACGAGATTTTTGCACGGATAGTTGACAAAGTTTTGTTGACTATCCTTAGTTTTAATTACAAAGTAATTCAACCTCACGCACCTCTTAACAATGTGTCCCAGTGAGGGGTATTTTAATGCCATATAAATGTACAAGAGGGCTAACTTGTAAAAAAAGGTGGTCGGTGAGGTTTGTTGTTTCCAAAAGACGATTAAAGACAGAAAAACAGCGAGTTGTTGAGTTATGGTTTTGTGGATTTTGTATTACTCAAAAAACAAAATTCAAGCCCTTACGGGCGAAATAAAGAAGATTAAGTGCGAGGGTAACACTTTAAAGAAACCCCAAATGAAGAATAAGTGCTAAAAGCGACATTTAAAAGAAAGTTTAATACAAGAAGAAAGGAGAGTTTGAAATGGCTCGTAGTACAGTGTATAACCAAATCACAAACGAGGAAAATATTGCTCAAATTAACCCTGATAATGTTTCTCTTATGGAAGATTTTCTCGACTATCTGACTTCTATTGACCGCTCTCCAAAAACAGTTACTAGCTACAAATCAGATTTATATATATTTTTCGTATGGAACTTGAAATATAATAACAATAAATTTTTTGTAAGACTAACAAAGCGTGAAATTGCAAAGTTTCAAAATTACGCTATAAATGAGTGGAAGTGGTCGCCCAAAAGAATAAGACGTGTTAAATCCGCTTTAAGCTCAATGAGTAATTTTATTGAAAATATTCTTGACGATGAGGAGGAATTTAAGGATTTTAGACCAATAATTAGGAAAATCGAGTCTCCTGCAAATGAGTCTGTCAGAGAGAAAACAGTTTTATCTGATGCACAAGTGGAACATTTGCTTGACACATTGGTTGAAAGAAAAGAATATGAAAAGGCGTGTAGCGTAGCGATAGCAGCATATTCGGGAATGAGAAAGTCAGAACTCTTACAAATGCGTATGGAATATTTCCAGCCAGATCACATTGTATTTGATTGTCTTTACAAAACAGACAAAATTAGGTCTAAAGGCAGAGGTAAGTTGGGCAAACAGATTAATAAATTTGTTATGTTGCAAGTTGATAAGTATTTGGATTTATGGAGGAAACAACGTGAAGAATTAGGTATTGATTCTGAATGGGTGTTTGTTAAAAAGGATAAAGATACATATGTGAAGCGTGAAAGCCTTGACACTTGGACGGACGAATTTTCAGAAATATTAGGTGTGGATTTTTATTATCATTCATTGCGACACTATGTATGTACAAGATTACTTGGTGATTATAATCTGCCTAGTGAAGTTGTTAGAGAGTTCTTTTCATGGAACAGTGTGGAAATGACTAAAATTTACAACGACAAATCTGCCATTGATGATTTTGGAAAATATTTTACTGCTGACGGCATTGTAAAGCAGGAAGATAATAAATCTTTGTCAGACTTGAAAAATTAATAAATAAAAAGGAAGTGGCTTGATTATGCCAAGGAAAAAAGTAAAAACCCCTGTAAGTACAAAAATATGCACAGAATGTGGCAAAGAAAAGCCACTGTCACAATTTTATACTACTAGAAATAGTAATATTTCTACTGATGGCAAAACGGTAAATATATGCAAGTCTTGTGTTAAAAGGGGTTCTTATAATTCTGATGGAAGCTTAAATATAGAAGCGTTCCAAAAGAAACTAATGTTAATGGATAAACCATATATACCAGAAGCTCTTGACTCTGCTATGAGCGAAGTAAGAAGATCATTAGAATTGGGCAAGGGTAGAACCGATATTATAGGCTGTTATTTTAAGAATGTGTCAACATTGCCACAGTATACGAAATTATCTTTTTTGGACTCTATGAATTTGTTTAATCAAGGCAAGTCTATTACTGAGGCAGTAACTACAACGGAAAAACGCAATATACTTCCTCGAAACGAAGAAGTATATGTAAATATGGTTGATGATTTCGTTGTTACAAACGATATTACCGACTTATTTGGTGAGGGGTACACAAAATCACAGTACCGAAAAATGAAGAAAAAGTTTGATAAATTAAAAGAAAACTACTCAATTCAAACAAACTTACACGAGGAAGCTTTAGCAACCTATGTTCGTTTCAAGGTGAAAGAGGAAGAAGCTACAGCGGCAGGAGATGTTGGAAGTGCTGATAAATGGAATAGAGCTGCCCAAGATGCTGCTGATAAAGCAAAGCTGACCCCAAAACAATTAACGCAGGCTGATTTACAAGGTGGAGTAACTTGTATTTCGGAAATATCAAAAGCTTGCGAACAGGCGGTTGATATTGTTGAAATATTACCTAAGTTTAAGTACCAACCTAACGATGCTCCTGATTTTATAATATGGTGTTATATTAATTATGCTAGAAAATTAAAAGGATTACCTAAGTGTGAGTACAAGGAAGTATACCAATTTTATGACGACATGAAGAATGAGTACATTTCTCAGTATGGAGATCCCTATGGTATTTTTACTGATGACACATCAGAAAAAAATAGGAGTTCTGTTGAAACGTTTATAAAACTGCCAAAAGATTATGAGAATGGTGACAAGTAATGAACTGGCAAAGAATAAAAGATTTTGAAAAAAAAAGTGATAGTGTATTTGGTAAAAATCTACATAATTATTACACTTTTATAAGTTGGGCTAAGTGGTATCCTGATTTATTACTCGACTTAATGAAGCCTGAAACAGGTGGATTAAATCTGCATTTAGATCAACGCATATTTTTGCGTTGTGACGTTAGATTTATGAGTATGTATGGAACGTTTAGCCGTGGATATGGCAAATGCGTAAGCGGAGATACTATGTTATTTACCGATGAGGGTATTAAAGAGATTGGTGAATATTTTAATTATCAAAATAACGATGTCGAAACCTATTATCCTACACACGCAAAGGTTGCAAATAGATATGGTAACTTAGAATGTTCAACTTTAGGTCTTTATAATGGCAGAAAAAATACTATAAAACTGACAGATAGTAAAGGTTATTCTATAATAGCCACCCCTAATCATAGAGTGCTTGTTATGAAATTAAATGGAAGTGTAGATTTTGTAAAAACAGAAGATATAAAGATTGGCGATTATTTGGTTATTAATCGTAAAAATAATATCTGGGGTAACAATAATAAAGTTGAATATAAAAATGAAATTGGTGCATATGTAGAAAGCTTATCTCAACAATCACGTTCACATTTGAATATCAGAGCAATGCCAGATGGAATTACACCTCAATTAGCATTGATTTACGGATATTTGATTGGAGACGGTTGTATGACTTCAAAAAATACAATTATCTTTACTAATATAGGTGACGAGATATTAGACAAGTTTAAAAATATTACGCAGAAATATTTTAACGTTGATGTCAAAAAAAGAAGTGGCAATAATTACGATTATGAAATTAATGACACTTATTTAAGAAAATATCTCGAAATTATAGGATTTGATTATAGTAGATCATATGATAAAAAAGTACCTAAATCTATAATGGCAGCTAGTAAAGATGTTGTGTCAGCATTTTTACAAGGCTTATTTGACACAGATGGTACAGTAGATAATAAAATTATATCTTTAACAACAGTGTCGGAAAAGTTGGCAAATCAAGTTCATTTTTTATTACTGAATTTTGGTATTGTTTCTAAACTAAGTATTAAGAAAACAAAAAGTAAATTTGGTAAAGCATATCAAATTTGCATATCGGGGAACGATGTTGGTATTTTTAAATCTGAAATTGGTTTTGGTTTAAAGAAAAAGGCTGATAAACTTGATAAGTTGTGCAATAAAAAACATAACACAAATACGGACATAATACCATATCAGAACGAATTAGTTAAATCTGTGCTTAATGAATTGAATTTGCATTGGAGCGTTTCAAGGGAGTTCAACCATATTATAAGCGGAGAATGTGATTTAACATATTCTAAATTAGATAGGTTAATTACTCTATTGAACGAAAAGGGAGTTGCAAATAACACCTTAAACGAGTTGTATACAACTCATTATTTTTATAGTCCTGTTGTTAATATTGAACATACTGTTTCAGATACATATGATTTTCATTTACCTCAAACACATTCATTTGTGAGTAATGGAATTATAAGTCATAACACTTTTGATGAGGTACTTGCTATGGTCGTAGTAGCAATGCTGTTCCCGAATATTGAATTGGCTCTTTCTGCACAGACTAAAGAAAATGCGGCAGATTTATTGAAATCAAAGTGGAATGAAATTGTAAAACTATATCCACTTTTAAAGGACGAAATAAGAGAAGCTAGGTTTTCAAAGGGAAATGCTTATATTGAGTTCAAAAATGATGCAACCATAGATGCTATTGCAAATGCTCAAAGCACAAAGGGTCAAAGACGTAGAAGGTTAAAAATAGAGGAATCTGCATTGCTGAATAATGTACTGTTTCAAGATGCCCTTGAGCCTGTAGTTGAAGTTCCAAGACTTACGGTTGGTAGGCTTGCGATAGTAGACCCAATGGAACTTAATCAGCAAATTCATTTTTTTACAACGGCAGGATTTAGGGGTTCAGACGAATATCAGCGTAGTATTTCAATGTTAGATGACATGGAAAATCTAAAGGGTAAAATAGTTTTGGGAAGTAACTGGCAACTTCCGTGTTGGTATGGTAGGGGAAGTAATAAAAGCAAAATACTTTCAAAGAAGAAAAATTCTTCTGTTGTAGCCTTTGCTCAGAACTATGAACAAGAATGGGTCGGCTGTGCTGACGGTGCGTTGGTTAATATTAATAAACTAATGAATTGCCGTACTCTAACGGAAGCGGTTTTACAAAATTCAGATCCAGAACAAGAATATTATATGGGAGTTGACGTAGCAAGAAGCCAAAAAACTTCTAATAACCAATCTTCTATTGCTGTAGTGCGTGTAATTAGAAGTAAGGATAAAGGGAGAATTATTTATATTGATGTGGTGAATATTATTAATATTCCTAACGTACTTAATTTTAATGCCCAAGCTGCTATTATCAAAAAAGTTCAAAAACTTTATATGGCTAAAGTAGTTGTGTTAGATGCTAATGGACTTGGTGTTGGATTGGCTGATGAACTCTTAAAAGACACGATTGACAATTCTACAGGTAAGGACTTGGGCTGTTGGGACACTATTAATGACGATAATGTTCCAGAAGTTCCTAACTCGCCACAAATACTTTACAATATGAAAGCTCAGACTTGGCAAAATGAAATTGTAAGCACTTTTATAGATATGGTGGATAGTGGCAAACTTAGATTACTGGAAAAAAGACAAGATAATGATTTTACCGATAATGAATGGGATAGTTTTGACGAGAAAGTTAGACCTTTTATTGAGACAGATGCTTTTATTGAAGAAGCTGCGAATTTAAAGATGAAACATCTTAATAATGGTAACATTACTATTGAACAAGTTGTAAAAAAAGTAAATAAGGATAGAGTTTCGGCATTGATTTATGTGTTGTGGTATGTTAATAAATACGCCCAAGACATAAATAACGATGAATACGATTATTGTTGTTTGTTTAACTAATGCAAACACAAACGAAAGTGAGGTGAAGCTATGCCTGAGAATATTGCAGAGAATACTGAGAATGTTATTGAAAACAATCAAGATAAAACAGAAAGTGTTTCAGAAACTAACTCCATGTTAAATACACAAGAGCGTTCCTATGAGTCAAATGCTTTTTATGAAATGACATCTTTTTGGGAAGATTGTATTGAAGATTTGCCTATTAATCTCGAGGACATTAAGAAATTTGCTCATAATCCGCAAATACATATAAAAAATATTCGCAAAATTTGTCGGTGGGCGTACTATGAAAATGGCTCTGTTATGACTTCTATCAACTATCTTAAAACCATGTTCACTTTAGATAAGGTGGTTTATTCAAAGTCAAAAACTAAACGCAAGAAGAAATTTGAAAACGCAAGACAGCTAATGCAACAAACTCTTGATACAATAAGATATAAGGAAGTCATTCGAGATAATTTGTTTAACGATATGATTGAGGGAATGGACTTCAAATACTTTGAGATTACAAAGTCCGTATTCGCTGATAAGTATCTTGATGATATTGATACTTTAAACATTGTAGAGATTAATGAATTGGGGATTAAATGTGCCATTATTAATCTGCCTGTTGACTATTGTCGTATAGTTGGCAGAAAGAATGGTTCACCTATTGTTGCTTTTGATTTAAGATACTTTGACGATATGGCAGAAGACGACAAAAGAAGAAAACTACAGGCTTTCCCAAGAGAAATTCGAGAAGCGTATAGTAAACATTCAACTCACAATAATATTAAGCCATGGAAAGTTTTAAATAATGATAATACAATGGTGACAAAAATTAACTGTAAGGCTATTAATCCTTATGGTGTTCCACTAATGATTTGTGCGTTGGACGATGTATTGTACGCAGATTATTTCACTTCTACAAAGCGAAATGTATTAGATCAGTTGAACAATCAAATTATATATCAAACATTTCCTGAAGCAAAAGACGGACGTTGCACTTTGACGGAAAGCCAGCAGAAAAACCAACATAAGGTAGTTAAAGATGCTATTACTACAAGACAAAATAAATATGGCAAGTCATTTTTCTCGCTTGCCGCAGGTACAAAATTAAATGATATAAAAGTTGACACTTCTATTTTTGATGAAAAGAATGAAAATGCCAATAAATCGAAAGTGCCTGCCGATTTGGGTATTGCTAGTAGCGTCCTTGACGGTAATAGTACAGGAAACTATGCTGTTGCAACACTTAATTTGGAGTTGGTTGCAGGAAACGTATATGATTGGATAAATATGTTTATTATGGAATTGAATAAATGTATTAACGCCAATATTATTAAGGATAAAAAGCTTTATATGGAGTGTGCTATTTTACCTGTTACTTTTGTAAATAGAGATAAACAGGTTAAATATATGACCGACCTTTATGCTAGAGGTAAGGGGTCTTTGACGGCTTGGATTGCAAGCACTGGTTGGGATAGCGATGTATACTTGTCGCTTATGGATTACGAGCTTGATAACGATTGGGAAAATAAATATCCAACGCATAAGACAAGTTATACCATGAGTAGCAAAGATAATGACCCAAGTGATGCAGACCACTCAAATGGTGGTAGAAGTAAGGTGGCTGAAAAGACAAACGAAAATAGTATAATGAGCGAAAATCTAAATGGAAACGCTCAACCAAAACCTTCAACAAACTAAAACCTAAGTTGCGTTTAGTGACTAGGTTTATTTTATGTCAGAAAAGAGGTGAAAGTTAGTGTTTCATTGTGAAATAAGCGAAGCAAAGAGGTCGGACGGTCGCAGACGTGTAAAATTGGTACTGCACGAAATTCATCAAGACCGTAATCACTATAACAAAAATGGTATTAGTTACAATGAGCAATATGTTAGAGATAACGCAGATAGTATTATTGGTATGCCTATTTGTGCAACATTTTTGGATAGTGAAAAAGATATTCCATACGACCATGGAATGACAGGTCAAGATGGCAATATGCCATTATTTGAAAATTCTGTTCAAGTAGGTTCTGCTGATGGTTGGTCTATTGAAGATATTCAGATTGATGGTGGGAAACATAAAGTTCTTATTGCCGAGGGTTATATTAATCAGCAACGTTATCCACATTTTGTTGAATGGCTTGAAAACAAAATTAATGATGGTGATACAATATATGGTTCTGTTGAATTTGTTGGTAAAGGCAAAAATAAAATAGTGTATGACGGAGAGCCTGTCGAAAAAGGTAGAGTACCAAAAGTTTATGACTATAGTGGATATTGCATTTTAACTGTCGAGCCTAGTGACGATAGTGCAATACTGATAGAACTAAATCAAAAGATAAAGGAGGACGAGAAAGTGGACGAAAAGACACTTAATCAGATTATTTCTGCTGTTGAGAATAAGATTACTGAACTCAATACTAAAAATGCAGATTATGAGAGTAAGATTGCTGAAATGAATGAGATTATTTCTACAAAAGATGCCGAGATAGCAACTCTTACAGATGAAAAGGCAACAGCCGAAACAAATGCTTGTCAGAAAGACGAGAAGATTAATGAACTTAACGGACTCGTTGAAACAATGAAAGCAGAATTGAATGAACTTAAAAAGTCTGCAAAGATTGCAGAACTTAATTCAGCTCTTGGAGATTTTTCAGACGATGAAAAGAACATGGCAAAGGATAAGCTTGACAAGTTTAACGCAGATCCTATGGGTTGTGGTATCGAGGTAAACGATATTGTTACAGAAATCAATGCTTGTATTGGTGCTGAGATAAAGAAGAAGGAAAAGGCAATGGCTGTTGAGATTAATTCTCAGAACAATTTTGCCGCTGACATATTTGGTTGCGTAGATACCGACAACGATGACGACAAGAATGACAAACTCGATATTGATAATCTGTTTGTATAAAAAATACGATTGGAGGAATTTTAAATGATTAAATTTGCAAATATTGGTGATCTCAAGGTAGCACAGAATTTTGGCTATCTCAAGACACCTGTTGTTCTTGAGAACGGCATGGCTGTTACATATGACCTTAAAACAAAGGCTGTTGCTCTGCCAACCGCAACAACTGCAAAGCAGGCTGGTCTTGCAGTTGTAATGAACAGAATTGATAAGCCTGAGACACTTACACCAAATGATTATAGAGTTGAGGTTGGTGAGTTTCCACGCATTTTTATTCTTGCTTCTCTTGCAGGACATCTTTTTGATATGGACGATGCAGTTGTAACAACAGCTTACAATACACTCGCAGTAGGTGACAAGCTTGTAGTTGGTACTGATGGCAAGTGGGCTAAGAGTGCTGATGTTTCTGGTTATGCAGAGTATCTTGAAGTTGTGGAAAAGACAAGTTTTGGCGGTAACGGACTTAGAGTCGTTGTACACGCTTAATTAATGAATGTAAAATAAAGGACGGTGTTTTAATAATGATTAATACTTCTTTTGAACTTAATAATCTGAATAAGTCTGAGGTTGCTGTTAAGAACGCAAAGGCTTTCAACGAAGTAGTTGAGATTTGTTCTGCTCTTTTTGCAGGCAAAGATACATCAAAGTACGGTCAGAAGGTAGACGCAGTACGTTCAAAAATTTCAAAGCTTGGTGAGCAGGCACTTGCAGGCAATAGCAGAGCAGTTGCAGAGATTAATACCATTGTAAAGTATATTATACAACCAAGACTTCTTGAGGCAACAAAGGTATTTAATTTCCTTGGTAACTATCATGAGATTGGCTACGATGAGCAGCCAAAGATTAAGACTTATTCTTATGAGGGTCTTGATGCGAGACTTCAGGCTTCTGGTTCTGATGTAGGTTTTGCAGGTAGAAAGTGGGTAGAGTACCCAATCGTAACTCAGACAATTTCTTCTGGTATGGCTATTGATTATCGTGAGCTTGCTTCTGGTAATTTTGCTGGTACTGTAGCAGAGGAAATGGCGCAGGTGCAGACCGACATGAATAACAAGGGTGTTGCTTATGTGTTTGACGTTATTAAGTCTGCACTGAAGAACAGTACTGAATATGTAAAGTTCTATGGCGAGTATGACTCTGCTCCAACTCAGACACAGGTTGACGGTATGATAAATAAGGTTAGAAAGCTTGGCAAGGTTGGTATTGCAGGTGACTTCTCACTTATTTCTGGTATCTGCGATTGGAACGGCTATAAGACAGTTGGTTCTACACCAATCCCATTCTTCAACGCTACACAGGTAGATGAAATTGCAAGAACAGGTCTTAATGGTTTCTATAAGGGTTCGGCTCTTATTGAACTTGAGAACCCATATAACTTCACAAAGCCACTTGCTGACAAGTCAGGTTTTGACACATACTACAATCCAAATGATCTGTGGTTTATTGCACAGGGGACAAATTCTCCAGTAAATATCTTTAGACGTGGTGGTATTACAACCATGACAGGCAATGATGTTGAGACAGGTACAGTAAAGACACGTTTCGATATGGAACTTGGTGCTGACGTTGTAAAGGGTAGAGAATTTGAAATTGGTCTGCTTACAAAACAGGGTTAATTACATAATAATTGTTGATGTGGCGAGGGTGTAAACTCTTGCCACATTATTATTATATTTGAAAGGAAGATTAAAAATTTGGCAAATGTAAGAAAAAATACAACTACTGCCACAATTAATAACGATATTACAGAAGTAAAGTCCAAAAAGGAAATTCAGCTTACCGATAGAGTGTTTCTTGAAAATACTCGTAATTGGGAATTGGGTTTTAGGGCTGTGGAAACACAAAGAGATATTACTATTCCACCAAATGCAAAGAAATTTGCACAGCTTAATGTTGGAGAGGTTATGGCTCAAATACAGGAAGGTAATGGAATGTTCTGTGGTACTGACGGCTTTGGCAATAACGCTTATCTGAAAATTCTTGACGAGGATATAAGAAGATACGTTTTTTCACTTGACGAGAGTGATAATAATGATCCTGTTATTCTTGATATTGACAGCGTAAAGGCACTTCTTGGCATTAGCAATAAGGCTGATTTTATGGCTGAACTCTCAAGACTTGTCGTTACAGAAGGTGATAAGAAAATGATTATTCCACTTGCCAAAGAAGTTGGAATTGACAACGTGGCAGTTTACAAGCGTAACGAAATAGAAAATATTTCAGGCTATAAGTTTTAAGAAAGGGCGTGGTTAAAATGGCTACTACCTATGAAGATGTGGTCGCTGTTTTTGAGTCCACATTTCTTGAAAAAGTTGCGTTAAGTGACGAACTTGTTTTCCAGTGGTTTAAAATGGCTTGTGGCGAGTTTTCAACTCAAATTAGTCAGCTTTACTTTAATAATGAGAAAAGAATATTTACTGATATTGACGGAAACGATATTGTTTTAAATCAGATAGTTGTTAATATATTGGGCTATACAATAAAGAGATTTTATTGTGAAAGACAATATAGCAAAATTGTCAAACGTAGTAACATAGTTTCTAAGGATTTATCAATAAACAACTCAGAGGGTGACAAAAGACAAGCTAAAGTTGAGATTGATTGGGTGAACTTTAAAATAGTTGACCTTTATGAGCAACTGAAAGACACTGCGTATAATTGAGGTGGTTGAATGAGTAAAGAATGGTACTTAATTCGGCAACCGTATTATACGGAAGGTTCTGAAAAACAAGATTTGATGTTTGATAGCGAAATGTCATTCAATGACGTTTTAGAGGATAGCGTTATTGAAGATGATATTATTCTGTGCAGTGGAGTATTTAACGGTGAGGATTTTGAAAATGAATTTGCTACAAAGGGTATAATCCAAAATGAAATACCTGACACGCCAACACAAGCTTGGCAAAGACAGGTTTTAACCTATATTAGTACGATATCGGACTATAAGTACATTAAATATGACAATAAGATTTGGCTAATATTGACCGAGCCTACAAATAACAAACTGTACGAAAAATCTATTTTGTATTTGTGTAATTACGTTATTAAGTGGCAAGACGAAAATGGCATAGTTCATTATAAGCCGTGTAATATTCAAAATGCTTCACAGTATAATTCAGGCACAAACGAGACAAAAGTAATTACCATTGGTTACGATCAGTTAATGATGTACATTTCGCTTGACGAGGAAACGAAATATTTTCCTCATGATAAGCGTTTTTTCATTGATTATAATGACAAAGAGCCTACACCTTATAGAATTACTAGACCTGATACTGTCAGCTTCTCTTTTGGAAATAGCAGATGTATGCACATTATCTTGTCAGAGAGTCAATATAATCCGCAGACAGATAGAATTGACCTTATGCTATGTGATTACTTTAAACCCAATAATGCAACCAAACCTGTTGAAATATCTTATAGTGGCAATGCAGAAATTCGTTGTGGTGGTACAGTAAAAACATTTACTGCAAATACAGATAAAAGTGTTACTTGGTCTTTGAAATTACTTGATAAACAACAAGATTTTATTACCATGATAGTAAATGAAAATAAGGTAAAGATAAAGTGTTTAAACAACAATGCTTTAATCGGTAGTTCTTTTAAATTGGTTTGTACAGTTGATGATGTTTTGTCTGAATTGTTAATTAATATAGTGGGAGGTGTGTAAGATGCCAATAAATTCTGTTATATCGGAGTGGAAAAATAAAGCTATTTCTATGATATTATCACAAGATAATATATTAGATTTATTTGAAAAGGACGAGGAAGAACTAGAAAATATTGTGTATTCTAATATATACCCTTTTTTATATATACCTTACACTCAAACTAATGTAGAATTGTATCTTAACATTGAAGTTTCAGTTCCGAAAGTAATATGGGGGGCATTTAAGGGTTATCCCCAAATGATAATCCAAATAATTTGTCACCAAGATAAAATGAGACTTAACAAAGCTGGCATTTCCAAAACTAGGATGGACTATGTGTCTGAATTATTAGGTCAGTTATTTAACAACTCAGATGGTTGGAGTGGCAATAGAATACAACTTATTTCGGACGTACCAGATAATTTGTCACCTGTTTATAAAAGGCGTACCTTAATATTTCAAGGTGAAGAACTTACGATAAATCCATGTGAGGGTAATTAGTTATGGACGAGCTTTCGATTTATCGTAATAAAAAAGAAACATTTATGTTAGGCAAGTTTGAAATTCACAACCCAACTTTGGACGAGATTTCAGACGAGTCAAAATTGGGTGAAAAACAGTTTTGGGTCATTGTGTCTGACATAATTTCAACTCCATATGATAGAAGGCTATATCTTTGGAGCAAGGGTATTGATTTTAACTCAGTAGATAGTTTTGACTTGTTTTGTGATATTGTCGAAAATCATTTGCTAACTGATGTTTCATTTATAATCCGTAATATTGATTTTGGTAAGATGAAACGCTATATTGACACGAATAGCGGTGATATTATTTTATTTGATGTTTATAACAATATTCAAATAGGTAAAGCAGATTATGAATTGCTTACTGAATATTTCAGGAAAATGCTTAATATCGCTGATAACAATATTAAAGACGGAAATGAACATACCCGAAAATGGAGATTACAATATGAATTAGACAAGCTTGAAAGACAATTAGCTAGGGGTGAGTATCAAGAAAAAGAATTTCGTTCTATTTTGTTGCCATATATTTCAACATTAACAAATATTGAAGGGTTTAAATACAACTGGGACACAGTTTGGTCGTTACCTATTAATGTTTTTTATGATTGTCTTTTAAGAAATCAAATCATAAATCAAGCACAGAAGCTTACCACAGGTTTGTATAGCGGTACTATTTATTATAAGGACATTAAGAATAAAGAAGAATTAAATTGTTTCCGTACATGGTAACGGAAATAATAGAAAATAAAGGAGGAAATAATATGTTTAATCCAAACAAATTGCTTTTTAAACAAGCTATTTCAGGTCAGATGTTTTCGCCTACTGACGGAGTGCTGTTTTGGACTCTTGAAGATTTGAAAGATGTAAACATTCAGACCAATGCTACTTCACAGGATAAGACAGATGCAACAGGTGCTGTAATTGCAAAATACTATGACGCTGATACAGTTCAGATTACAGGTAATACATCATTTCTTACGCTGTCACTTCTTGCTGCTCAGTGGGGTACAGAAAAGAACGTTGCAAGTTCTACTAACAAAATTCTCATTCCTAAAAGGGAGAAGATTAAGGTGGGTAGCGACATAACAAAGATTACTCTGAGTAAAGTTCCTGTGGGTGGAATATCATTCATTTATCTGCTTAATGAAAGGAAGGAACAGGTCGCTTCTTACAAATACGCAGCGGTAAATTCAGAAAAGGAATTTTCACTTGATGCGGCTAAGAAAGAAATTACACTTCCGACAGATACTGCTATCAAGGAAGGAATGACTATTCAGGTATATTATACATATGAGTCTGAAAATGCAGTTGACATTACAAAGAGTACGAATGATATGCCAAAATCAGGTGAATTTTGGCTTGAATCAATCTTTACAGATATTTGCGATAAAAATATTGAATATCATGGTTGGGTTGTCATGGCATCTGCACAGCTTTCTCCTGAGACTCAGATACCGCTTGACAAGACGGGCGACTTCCCATTTACTATTGACTCTTTGAAGGACTATTGTAGTGACGAGGGTCAGCTTCTGAGATTTGTTATTCCAGAGGATTAATATGGAAAACAATCATGAGTGTGTTATTTGCGGTAATGGATATTATGCGTGTAATAAATGTGATAAAATAAATAGTTGGAGGAGATATGTGGACACACCATCTTGTTATCAATTATATTTAATCATAGAAGAATATATGCACGAAGTCATTTCCAAGGTTGAAGCAAGAAAACTTCTTGCCAATATTGGTATTACTTCCGAAACATTAAAAAAGAAAGATTATAAAGAGTCGGTCTATAATGTTTTGGCTGATATTACAAACCTTAAAAATAGTACAATAAATAAAAAAATTAAATAAAATAGAAAGGGCGGTTATTATGATAAGTATTGACCGCCCTTATTTTTTTATAAAGAGGTAGAAATGACAGATAGAAGCAAGTTTAATGTAGATAAAGACAAATCAAAACGTAGTTATAATGGCATTATTTTTGACTCAGTGTTAGAAATGAAATATTATCGTGATGTACTTTGTCCTTTAGTGGAAAGCGGTGAAGTGATTTCGTATGAGTTACAGAAACCATATGAACTGCAACCGAAGTTCGCTCACGATGGCAAAACCGTGTTGCCAATTAAATATGTCGCTGATTTTGTGGTTACTTATAAAAATGGTGTCACTGAAGTTATAGATACAAAAGGTATGCCAGACTCAGTGGCAATACTTAAACGTAAATTGTTTTGGTATTGCTATCCAGATATTACATATAAGTGGATTACTTATGCCAAAAAGTTTGGTGGGTGGATTGATTATGATGAGTGTAAGAGACTGAGAAACGCAGAAAGAAACGCAAGAAAATGGAGGAAAATTGAATGAAAAATAAGCTTAGTTTTGCGGAAATGCAGGCATTTATAAATAATGTAGTCAAGGGTACAGTTGAGTACGGAGCAGGATATGAAGAAATTTTGCGTAAATATTATACGCTTACTCTTTACGGAGAATATAAATTCTCATCGGACGATATTGCGGAGATTTATGATAGTGGAGAACTGGATAGGGAATGTAATAATATTGATTGGGAGTCGATTGATGACGCACAGTATAGCATGATTAATGCAGCTATTGACAACGGTATTGATATGAGCGTTAGATATAAGGCGGCTGAAAAGGTTATGAGTATGGCAAACATAGCTATAACAGAACTTGCAAATAAGGCGAAAGAAATGATAGAACAGATTAGTGTTACTACGAAAGATATTGATACTGAAAGCTTAAACGAAGTGTTAAAAACACTTAAAGATAGTAATGACATGGCAAATAAAATTGTAATTTCAAACAACAAGGACGGTGACTAATATGTTCTTTGCAGAACAGGAAATAACTCTTGGGGTAGTTCCTAATGCTAGGAATATTCATAGGTTTGTGTATTTTACACAGGTACGTCCCTCTATGATTAATCTGACAACGGATAGAACGGTCAATGGTAAATCAATTATAGGTCTTTGTAGCCTTGGTTTGAAAAACGGTGATAAAGTTACGATAGAAGCACATAGTAAAGTTTCTCAGGAGCAAGCTGACGAGGATTTAAAGCTTGTTGTAAAGTGGTTGCGTGGTGAGGAATAAATGGTTGTAAAAAACCTTAAAGAACTAGAGCGAGAACTAAGAGCAAGAATTGATTATGCTTTGCTTACAGATGTTGCCGAGGTTGTCACCACTGTTATGCTAGATCATATTGAAAGAGATGTTTACGATAGTTATGTACCACATGAATATGTAAGACGATATGATAATGGTGGTTTAATGGATATTAATAATATTAATTCTTCTATCGAAGGTGACACTTTAGTTGTTGAAAACAACACAATGGCTAACCCTTATATTTTTGTACAGGGGAAAATGATTAAGTCAGATAATGCAGGTCAAGAATTAGCACCTATCATTGAAACTGGTTGGGGGTACGATTTTGGAAATTGGACGTATCATGGTGTTGCTAGACCATTTGTATATAACACAAAAGAGGATTTAAGTGATAATAAATATCACGTTATAGCTTTAAGGCAAGGACTTAAAAGACAAGGAATAGAGGTGAAGTGAAATGGCAGATGATTTAAAAATACGAGTTCCTGTGGAACTTGACACAAGTAAAGTTAAGGACGATATACCCAAATTAAATAATGTACTTGCAAATGATAATAAGGCTCATGCTAAAATCATTGGTGAGTTGGACTTGGGTAAAACACAAAAGAAGATTCAATCTCAACTTGCTACAATCAGCAAAAATCTAAAAATAGATATTGGTGGTTTAAATGTGACCTCTATTCAGAATAGTATAAAGGTTGCTGAAAAACAGGTAACTAGCTCTGTTAAAAATATAAAGCATGAGATACAGAATATTGACACAACTCTTGCGGAAACTTTCAAGGCAGGTTTTAATAAAGACGGACAGATAGATATTGTTAAAACTATTGAAAATGCAAGAAAAGTTTTGAGTCAGTTTGGCAATCCGACATTTTCATGGACTAAAGATAGTTCGGGTGAAGTCACTCAAATTGCGGCAGAAGTTACAAGCTTAACAGGTCAAGTTGAAAAATTGAAATATGCTCTGAACGAAACAAATGGGTCATTTGACTATCTATCGGGTAGCAGTTCTGAAAAGGGTATCTTAAAACTGATTGCGGATATTGATAAGGCTAAGTCAAAATACACAACACTTCTTTCCGAGTTTAAGTCATCAAATTCGGGTATTGAGACAGGGCTTATTAAGGAAATCGCAGATGTTAATAATGCTATTAACAACCTTGGTAAAGGTGGCTCAGTTGCGGAAGTTGATAGTTTGTTTAACACTCTCAAGACTACTGCAAACGAGATTAAGCAAAATCTTGATACTACTTCAAGTTCATTTAATAAAGTAACAAATGCTGAAAACACTTTGGCAAAAATGCCTGCCACAATACAAGAAATTTCAAATAACTTTTCTAAGCTGAAAAATCAGCCACAAGAAATTGTGGATTTAATTCAAGGCTTAGACACTCAATTAACTAAGGTAAAAGATACCGAGGAGAATTTTGGACGCAATAAACAATGGTCTGAGGAATATCGTGAGTTAGTTGTTTCGGTTAAAAAAGCAGAAACAGAAATAAAGAGTTTACAGTTACTTGAAAAATCTGATAATTCTGAGGCACAACAGCAAGCTCATTATTACAATAAGATGTTTGGTGAGATCAAACAGATTAATAAACTTAAAAAGCAACAGGTCAATGCTGGCGAGCAAGAAAATGTTGAGCTAAAAAGACAGATTAAAAATCTTGAGAGCAGAGTTTCTTATGATGAGAAGCAGCTTAAAAAGAAGAAACTGATTACAGAAGAACTTGAAAGACAAAAAAACGAATTAATAAACATTGGTAGGGAAGAGCTTAGATTAGCCAATTCTCGTTCTGCTGATAAATCGTCAGCTACCTCTACTAAAACAGAAAATAATGTAGCTAGACTTACGCAAAATCTCACCACTTTAGAAACAAAGTGGAAAGAGTCGCCTATTTTTAATGGAGAGTTTCAAGAAAAGTTTAATGAGTTAAAAACAAGTTTGTCTAATGTAGGTGGCGATCCTAAAGCATTAGACGAATATCGTATTAAACTCAATGAATTGACAAATGAGTTGAAGAGGGCAGATGTAGCTTATAAAGCTAGTTTTTCTAGCAATAAATCACAACAGAATATAGAAGCTACAAAGCAGAACATTAAAAAGTTAATATACACAATTCAGACATGGCAACAGGCTAATACTAAAGCCATGAGCAAGAATACTTTTAATGGCGGCACATATCAGGTTGAAACTGATAATATGATAGCTTCACTCAAAAAGTTGCTTAATGCTAGTGATTTAACTGCGAGCGATTTGAAAGCCAATGTTGATAGAATCAATCGTAGTTTTAGGACAATGAGTTCTGAAGCACAGGCAGCAGGTGTGAATGGTTTAAGCTTTTTCGATAAGATTAAAGAGGACGCTTTAAAATTCACAAGCTGGATGAGTTTAACTACTGTGATTTCAGGCATATCAAGAGAAGCTGTTAAGTTCTATAATAATGTTGTAGATATTGATACAGCTATGACAGAATTGCGTAAGGTTACTGATAACACAAATCAGCAATATGCCGAGTTCTTTGATAATATAGGTCAAAAGGCTAAAGATTTAAAGATTGATTTATCTGATCTTATTTCTCAAACGGCAGAATGGGGCAAACGTGGCTATAGCTTAGATGAAGCTGAAACACTTGCCACAAACTCAGGTATTTATTCAGTTGTTGGTGAAGTAGATAATGCAACAGCAGTACAAGACCTAACAACAGTTATGAAAAGCTATAACATGACAGTTGATGAATCTATTAATATTGTCGATAAGTTTAACGCAATATCAAACAAGTATGCTGTTTCAGCAAGTGACATTGGTGATATGTTGTCAAGGTCAGTATCTTCACTGAGCGTAGCAGGAAATACACTAGACCAAGCAATAGCAATGGGTACAGCCATTACAGAAATAACTGGAGACGCAGCCGAAGCGGGTAAACACAAATTGCCCGACTATATAATAATATATAGTATGCAGATAACTATATCGGTTAAAGGCTAAAGGATAGTTAAGACCGAGGTAAGACTCAATTTTTTTGAGTAACCGTAGAGACTACAGGATATATATGGCAACATATGTATTGAAGTTATCCGTCCTGATTACAGGGCGTAATATATAGTCCGAGCATCGTATTATAATCCTATAAAAAAAGAAATACGAGAGTTAGCCAGAAATGACTAACCGCTACATATTTAATGTAGTCAGTACCAATATAATTGGGAAAGTAACAGATTGAACAGCTTAAAAGTTCTGTCAATGCGACTTCGTGGAGCAAAGACAGAACTTGAAGATGCAGGCGAGTCAACAGAGGGCATGGCAGTATCAACCTCAAAACTGAGGGAAGATATTAAAGCTCTTACTAATGTAAATGGCACAGGTGGCTTTGACATAATGAAGGACTCTCAGAACTTTAAGAGTACCTATGAAATTATGAAAGGTATCGCCAATGTTTGGAATGACCTTACTGATACATCAAAAGCCGCTGTCATAGAGAAAATTGCAGGTAGAGTTTACCTGAATGTACAGAAATGTGCATAAAGAATATATTTAATTGCAGGTAATGAGTAAAGCCTTACACCACAATAATGAAGAAATTACATTATGACGGTGCGAAAGCAGAAATAACGTAAGGATTGTATAAGGTCAAAAGCCTAAGTACAGTAACAATCTCTGTTCATGCAGCTAAGTACCCTAACGTTATCCTAGACCATAGGACAGTTTAAGTCGAGGGTAAAAGTTCAACGACTATTCCCCATATGGGGTTGCAACAATAAAATAAAGGTGGAAATCCTGAATAGTTGCAACAAAAGAAGTACGGCTCAATCGCAAATGGAGTGGGAGAATAACCCTTAAATGGAAAAGGTATAATTGCTGTCATAAATGACGTGATTAAGAAATAGTCTAAGCTCTATGTGAAAGCATAGGATATGTTATATTATAAAAAATACAAATAGGAGGTGAACATAATACATAATAATTGGAATGATGATGAAATAAAAATGTTGAAGGCTAATTATCAAGAATTATCAGACGAAGAAATGACAAGGTTAATTCCACGTCATAGTAAAACATCTATTGAAAGCAAAAGAAAGTCATTGCATTTAAAAAAGATTGGAAACAAAAAGTATTCATTTGAAGATGTAAAAAGTATTATGAACAAAAAAGATTATATTTTAATTTCTGACGAAACAGATTTTCATAATGCCGCTTCAAAAATAAAATACATTTGCAAAAAACATGAAGAAAAAGGTGTTCAATTAACAACATTAGGTCATTTATTAGAGGGAAAGGGTTGCTATTATTGTGGTAGAGAAAAATGCCATTTGGCTAGAAGAATAGATTTGTCCCTATGTGCCTCAAAAGATAAAAAGCGTTGTGAAGAACTGGATTTTACATATATTGACACGATTAGAATAAACAAGAACAATCATGCTTTAGTCTATGTAAAATTTATCTGTAACAAGCATAAAGATTATGGAGAACAGATCATTGCAAGAGGTAATTTGTACAGAAATAAAAGTTGTCAGTATTGTTCGCATAAAAATTTGCCCAAAGAAACACTTCTTGAAATGATTAAGCAAGGCTCACCAAATATTGAATTATTGTCATCTGATTTTTCTAATATCAATGATTATGTTGATTGTCGCTGTAAAATACATGATAATTGTTTACATAAACGAATAGGCGATTTAATAAAAGGCTCTGCTTGTTATTATTGTGGATTAGAAAAAATATCTCAGGCTTTAAAATTGTCTCTTGATGAAATTAATAATCGTTTGCACAACAAAAATCCCAACATAGAGTTAAATGGTGAGTATAGTGACTCCCATAAAACAATTAAATTTAAGTGTAAAAAATGTGGATTCCAATGGGAAGGTTTGTTATCAACAGTACATAGATGTCCGAATTGTGAAAAATACTATTTGGGAGAAAGAAATATTCGTGAAATCCTATTAGAAAACAATCAAACATTTGAAGAACAATACAAATTTCAAGATTGTAAAAATATTCGACCATTGCCATTTGATTTTTATTTGCCTGATAAGAATATTTGTATTGAATATCAAGGTAGACAGCATTATATGGCAGTTGACTATTTTGGGGGAGTTGATTCTTTCAATAAACAGCAGTATAATGATAACATAAAAAGACAATATTGTACTGAGAATAATATAGAACTTGTTGAAATACCCTACACAGAAAATACGAAAAGTAAAATATATGAATGTTTGAAAAAACATATTAATTTGAAATAATATAACATATAAGTAAATTTGCGACTTACTTTAATATAATTGAAGCAAAGAGGCAATACAATTACTGCATTGCTTACGAATATGAGTCAAGCGGATAAAATTGTTAATGACTCAATAGGCTCTGCTGGGTCTGCTATGTCAGAGTATGAAAAATACCTTGACTCTATTCAAGGAAGAGTACAAGGTTTTCAGACAAGTATTGAAAATTTGTCAGCTACTCTGATTAATGGTGATTTGGTTAAATTCGGTATCACCAGTGGAACACAAATTATTGATGTTCTTGATAATCTAATTAGTAAATTCGGTGTTTTAGAAACACTTATTCCTACCGTTATGGCAGGATTATCATTCAAAAACGTAGGTAAACAATTATTAAAGATGCCAACTTATGCACAGCCACAAACTATATGTGCATAGGTCACACACGTTTTAAAATAAGGTTGCCAAATTGCTGGGCAGACAAACTGTTTGTATAAATTTATAAATATTTAGACAAATTTATATAAATAGTACGAATACCCTTTGTATCAAGTAATTGGTGCAAACTCCACGTTAAATGCTTTTAACTCCTAAAGTCTTACAACCCAAACAGTAATTTGAAAAGATAAGCTGAGAGGTACGAAAGTAGAAAAAATAGTAAGAATAGTCTATGCTGAAATAAAAGCTAATCAGTGCTAATGAGAGGATAAACGTGACACATTAGAAACGTTAGTGCTAAGGACTAATACAATGGACGTTTAGCAGGGAAATTCCTAAGTTATATATAATAATATGGAAAACCCCCAACGACTATCTCCTAGAGGGAGAGTAAAACCACAAGCTTATGGTGGAAGAAAAATGTGGCTCTATAATGCAATATTATAGATGAAGATATAGTCTACGCTCATGTGAAAGCATGAGAGGTCTGTCGGTAACGACAAGACTGTATTGGAAGTTGCGTTCCAATATGAATAAGATAAATATGTACAAATCAAATAAATTTATAAAAATCTATTGACATTTATATCATTTAGTGTTATAATCATTATAGAGGTGATATAAATGGAATTATTAAGCATAGGTAAATTTGCTAAATTAGTGGGAATAACACCCGCAACATTAAGACGTATGCAAGAAACAGGGGAATTAATACCAGAACATATATCAAAAGGTGGAACAAGATATTATTCTACCGAGCAATTAAAAATGTTTAAGAATGATACCGTCAAACAAGTTGTGATAGGATATTGTCGAGTGTCTACATTTTCTCAAAAAGATGATTTAAACACACAAATTAATAATGTTAAATCATATATGATTGCTAAAGGTTATCAGTTTGAGATAATAACAGATATAGGTTCAGGAATTAATTACAAGAAAAAAGGTTTACAAACATTATTAAAAAGAATTAATAACCGTGATGTATCAAAAATAGTAATCTTATATAAAGACAGATTAGTGGGGTTTGGCTATGAGATGATCGAATATATATGCCAACTGAATAATGTTGAAATAGAGATTATTGATAATACAGAATATACCAAAGAGCAAGAACTCACAGATGATTTAATACAAATAATTACAGCATTTGCTAATCGTTTGTACGGTCAAGGTTCAAAAAAGACAAAACGGTTAATTGAAGAGGTAAAAAATAATGTTGACAACAAAGAAGGTACGTCTTAAACTAACTCCAGAACAAGAGATACAATTTAGAAAAAGTTGTGGAGTCGCAAGATGGGCTTATAACTATCTTTTATCTGAAAAACAACGAGTGTATGATGAATATATTTCTAATGGTAAAACTGGTAAAAAGACAATTAGCGAAGGAGAAGTGCGTAAATATATAAATAATGTTTTAAAACCTACTACACATCAATGGTTGAAAGAAGTTGGTAGTAATGTTATGAAACAAGCAGTTAAAGATGCTGATAATGCATATAAAAACTTCTTTAATGGATTGTCTAAAAGACCTAAATTTAAGTCAAAGAAAAGTAGTAAGCAATCTTTTTATGTAAATTATGAAAGTCTTACAAGAATAAATGGTGGTTTTAAAGGTGAGAAGTTAGGTTTTGTTAAAACTTCTGAACCATTGCCAAAACTTGCTGACGGAGAAAAATATGCCAATCCTCGAATTACATTTGACGGAAAATATTGGTATCTATCAGTGGTATATAATATTGAGCCAAAATCAGTTCAATTAACTAATGAAAGTTTAGGTATTGATTTAGGTGTAAAAAACTTGGCAATATGTTCAAATGGTGTAACTTATAAAAACATTAATAAATCGAAACGAGTAAAAGCATTAAAACGCACACTTAAAAGAGAACAGCGAAAACTTTCAAGAAAGATTGAATGTAATATTATAGGTTACGCAAATAACAGAAAACCTATATTTAGAACACCCTTACAAGGCTGTAAAAATATTCAGAAACAAATTCATTATATCAAACTCATAAACAGAAAGATAAACAGTATAAGAAATAATCATCTTCATCAAGCAACTGCTGAAATAGTGAAAACCAAGCCATTTCAGATAGTTATGGAAACATTAAATATTACAGGAATGATGAAGAATAAACATCTTGCAAAAGCAATAGCAGAAGAAAAGCTTTTTGAGTTTAAACGACAGATAAAATACAAGGCTGAAATGTATGGAATAAAAGTTGTAGAAGTTCCAACATTCTATCCAAGTTCAAAAACTTGTTCTGTATGTGGCTGTATAAATACAAATCTTAAATTATCTGATAGAGTGTATCATTGTGATAGCTGTGGTATTACTCTTGATAGAGATTTAAACGCAGCAATTAATTTAGCAAATTATAAAGTTATATAATTCACTATAAAGAATTTTATAACTATGTACCTATCGTTACTGGGGAATTTAAGTCTACAGAGTGTTATAACAAATGAGAGTAGCTTAGGCAAAATCAGACACGATGAAGTAGAAAGTCTAATTCGTGAGAATAGACATGGTGTAGATATTTATAAATTATAATAGATTTGTACATATTTATCGTAACGGAACGGCTAAAGCTTTGCGACTACTTATAGCAATGGTACTATAAGAGTGAGGAAACTCGGAAACAATAGCAAAGATGACATATGCTGAGATAAAAGCCTATTATACTATTATAATAGGTGCTAAGTGTTGTTAAAAATGTCAGGTCAGCAGCCAACCCCTATCGGGAGATACGGACTAGGTTCAGAGAGTAGACGGTAACTATCTTGTGGCAAGATAAAGGTGTATTCCAACTATAGGTAACACCTATAGCGTTTCAAAAAATGAATTATCCCTCATTTATTTAGTTTTGCCCTTTAACAGTAAGGGTGGGATAAAACTGTTATTAATCATTTTGCATAGTGATTTATTTTACACTATTCATTTGCGTATGTCAACACTAAATTTGTTCGTTAATAAAAATTTTACATTTATATTTACATAATGTTTGTTAATGCAGCCAATATATGGCTTGACATTAGTTCCCAAAATGGGTATACTAAGTTAAGAATAGTCCTTACAAGTCTAAAATATGATTGTGTGGCATATTTTATAAAAGTGTTATATAGTCATATTAAATTATTCACAAAATCTCTTTTAGTATTTTTGTTAAAGAGTAAAGAATAAAATGTAATTAAGTAGTTTAGAATAAAATGGAGAGGTGTGATAATATGGAAATGGGTAAGGAACTTAAACTATCATTGAAGATTGAATATCAAAAAGATACAGACAATATTGAAATTACAACTAACGGACAATCAAGTGGTATAACTTTTCCAGCTAAGATGTTTCTACCATTTGTACAGACATTGCTTCGTGTCGGTTTGGATATGCAAGACAAAAAGATAGTTGATTTGGGATTACGAGAGGGGTGATATCATGAAAAGCACTACAGATGTTTATGTTAGAAATGTAAATGTTTGTACAGAAGATAGTTACAAAGCCAGTTTATCGGATATCTTAAATATTGAGCCGTATTACATGGAAATCAAGCAGATTCTCGACAATATCTATTGTTGTACTGTTGACAATCTTGACGAGATGTCGAAGTGTATCAAGTGGTTGCAGAATAATAAGTTTAAGAACTTTGTTGTCAAGAAGATTTATGTTAGCCGTATAAGAAGTGAAATCTATGTAATTGCTGATTTTGACGATGACAAAATAGGTGAAGTATTGGACGAATATTATGAAGCAACTTTTACTTTTACAACTAATTATAAACAAGACATTGTTTTCATGATTACTTCCGAAAAGAATTTAGTGGAAGCAAATATGCCTAAATTTGAAGAAGTGATTGAGGTGACTCCTAGTGTCTAACTCGCAGGATTATTCTAAAAAAATAAAACATAATGAGTTGTTTGTGCAATGTCTAAAGGACACAGATGTTAAAGAATATGACGATTTTTCGGATTGGATAATAGTCGGTATATTCTATTCGTCACTTCATTATATGAATTTGTTTTTGTCCAAGAGATATGATGACATAGATCTTGAAACTGTAAAGAGTCATAAAGATAGAAATATTATCATACAGAAAAAATGTCCGTATCAAATTCATATGGCATATCGCACCTTATATGAGTTAAGTAGAGAGGCGAGATATCAATGTTCAGATGTATCGTCTAAAGTCCGTTTTGTGGAACAGAAATATCAAGAATTAAAGAACTTGTGTTCTGAACAAATGCAACGGAGCGTTTCTAAGAGATAGCGTGGACTACATAATGAATAACTATAAAATAAGACCCTAGATTTTCTCTAGGGTCTTATTTTATACATGAACACACATTGTTTACTTTTGCACATTTGTACACTTGCGTACACTCATACACTCATACTCATTATCTATTCTCTCAAATTAACATTTACGTTAGTCCAATCCTTGCCGTCACGTTCCATAGTGACAGTATAGTATAATCTGCCCTTAACACCAAAACTATTTTCAGCGTCCACATAAGATGATACAGTGTAGCTATCATTATGATGTGTAATAAAGTTTTTATCATACATTGGATAATCTGCCGTGGCAGGGGCTTTTAACTGTTTATTTACATAGAATTTAGCTGCTGTGTAAGCTTCTTGGCTGTAGTCTTTTTCAGAGCTTGCACTATTTATGGCAAGGTAAATAATTAAAATTAATATGCCCCATGCAATTACATTAGCAATAAAAATCCCCAAACAACCATTACTTTTTTTGTTTTTGTTGGGTATCACGTTTGTGTTTTCTTCCATTTGTATTTCCTCCATTGTTATTTGTATCAAAACTGCAAATATAGGGTTTAGGTCTTTAAAACAACCAAAGATGATGGTGGTAATGATAGGATAAGTGTATTTGGGCAAATGATAACTCAGTTGTCCGATTTTAAAAAGATAAATCCGTTTAGTCAGTTTAAAAACAATTCACTTATTCCTGTAAATGAAATAGCAAACGTCCGTCAATTTAATAATCTTTTAACACAAGGTAAATCAGTAGCCGAAGCCGAGTCAATAGCTTTAAAAGGCTGTTCTGAAACAACTCTCAATGTTGCTAGAAGTGCTAATGGTGCAGCGGTATCAGAAGAAATACTGTCTGCTTCCTTAAAGGGTGTTGCAACTTCTTCTAAGCTTGCTGCTGTTGGTATGAAAGCATTGTCTATTGCTGGCAATATGCTTACAGGTTTAGCTATTTCTTTCTTGCTTGATGGTATTATAACACTTTTTGATAATATTGTCAATGGTGCAGATAATGCAAAAGAAAGTTTAGCTCAGTTCACAAGTAGTTTCTCTGACTCTATTGACAAATTAGATGAAGAAAACAAGTCAGTAAATGAATTAGTAAATCGTTATGTAACTTTGGTTGTGACAACAGATGACTTGTCAACTGTTAAGGACGATTTGAATACTATTCAGGACAACTTAATTGATAAGTATGGCAATGAAGCTAAGAGCCTTGATTTACTTAATGGCAAAATGTCTGATAATATTAAGAAAATCAAAGAGTGGAAAAAAGAAAAGGCTGAGAGTGAACTTTATCAAGAGTCGGATATTACTGATCCTGATGATAGTGATAGAAAGCTGAGTGTTAAAGAAGCCTATGATTTAGCACAAAAGAAATTAAAAGAGGGAAGCTCTTTTAATAAAGGTTTTGGCAATGCCAATTATGGTGGTAAAGGACAAGTCTATGTAACAGATGGCTTATTTAGTGGCTATAATTCTAATGCAGATATTAACAAGGTCGGCTCTCGTGGTTATGGTGATTGGAGTAGTTACGAAAAAGAAATAGAGTCAATTCTCAAAAAGTATAACAATGTCGGTATAAGCACTAATGGTTATGATAATTTACTTTTTGCAGGTACAATGCAAGAACGTATTGATACTATGCAAAAGGTTTATGATGAATTATCTGAGAAATGGGCAAACATTTCAAAAGACGATAATCGTAACAAGTGGTTGGCTGACTTGCAAAAAGAAATTGCCACTACAACAGAGGAGTATGATAAACTTTCCAATGCCGTTGATAAATACAACGAAATTCAGAAAACACTTGAAAACTATAACACAAGTGAGGCTTTTAGTAAAGCGTTTGATGAAGCACAGAAAGCCACTAAAAGTTATAGTCATGCTGTAGCAAATAAAAATATTGATGATGTTGATAGACTTTATGAATTGACTCAGAAATACAAGGACAAATTAATTGACTTGGCTAATGGTGATGAGGATTTAATTAGCTATGTCAATACTTTCTTTGAGTCTTTACCTGCAAAATTAACAACAGGTACTTTTGATATTTCTGAGTGGACGGACGATATTGACGAAGTTCAGAATAAAGCAAAATCACTCAAAGACACTTTAACGAGTCTGCAAGACGGAAGTATTTCGGACAGTGATCTAGTTGAATTGTTTAAATCATATCCTGACTTAGCTAAGTTCTCAGGCAACACGGAAAAGCTGACAGAAGAAGTTAAGAAACTGATAAGACAAAACCCTAAAGAACTAACAGACAAATTAAAAGAACTATCAAACAGTTTGCCGAATGGCAATGATAAGGCTAATGTAGAAGGTTTTATTTCAAGTCTTGAAAAACTTGGAGAGGTAGCTTCTTCTATTTCCGACGTTAAACTGTCTGTAGACGATATTGAGAAAATTTATGAGGAAACGTTTGATGATCTTATAGATAAAGCTGAGGACGAGAAAGATGTTCTTGAAGAACAAAAGAATATTCTTACAGAACAAAAAACTCAACTTGACAATATTATTTCTCAGTACGAAACTGTTGCAAACACAGTAGAGTCTTATATTGACGAGCAGAAATCAGCTATTGAGGACAGATACAATGCTGAAATTGATGCCATTAAAGCTGTTAATGAAGAAAAGCAAGATACTATTGACTTACAGGAAAAATTAAATAATCTTGAAAATGCTAAAAAGAAAAAGGTAAATGTTTATTCTGAAGCTAGTGGTTGGCACTTAGAAACCAATACCGAGGAAGTAAACAAGGCACAGCAGGAATATGAACAGGCTAGTGCTGATAAACGTGTATCTGACCTTGAAAAGCAACGTGACAAGGAAACTTCACTGTGGGATAAGTATAAACAACAGTGGCAAGACCTTATAAATAGTTCTACTGATACAGAAAATGAACAGCTTGCCAAAGATATTTTAGGCGTTAATTGGACGGACAAAATAGCACAGCAAGACACGAATATTCTTAATGACTTTGCGAGCAAATATCAATCTTATCGTTCTCAACTTTCAGATCAGGTTGAAAAGGAAATTGAGAGCGTTGACAAAGAGATAACAGCTAAAAGCAAAGAAATTGAGGCATACAAGAAAGAAAAAGAAGCTTTATCAAAGTATGTTACAGATATTACGAATAAGAACAAAGACTATATAAAACAGTTGACAGACGTTTCTGAAAAAGAAATGCAGACTATGGAAGGTAGGACTAAGTTCTTAGAGGATTGTAAAAAGCGTGCTAGGGAAGCTCTTGACTATTCTGATATTTCTGTTGAGGGTGCTAAATCGAATGGTTTATATCTTGTTCAATATGACGGTGAAACTGTTGGGACAGGGCTTGATGAAGCACAGGCAGAACAGTTAAAATCTGAACTGTACGGCAAAATGGTTTCATCAGAACTCTTGGCTAATCCTATGCTTGGTAAGAACAAGGGTGCATTAACAGCTATTCTTAACGCTTTAAAGAGTAAGTTTAACATTATTAAGCCATATCGCTCAGGTGGTATTGATGATTATACAGGGCTTGCACAACTTCACGGAAAGCCAAATGCAGTTGAAACTATCTTCAATTCAGAGCAAGGCAGAAAGCTATACAACCTTGTGGCTAATACAGATAATCTTGTCAATTATATTGGAGATAAGATTTACAATGGTATAACAGATTTGGTAAGGACAAAAATGTCCTCGCCAAACAATATTCAAAATAGAAATGATACAAACAACAAAACTATTGTATTCCAGATTGATACTGTTAATACAACAGACGGCACAACATTCTTAGAGCAGATGAACGCTTATCTGCAACAGGCTGATTTGGATAGAATAGTCGGTAAAAATTATTAAATAAACACAAAAGCAATAAAGAGCCATTAATTATTTAGTGGCTCTTATCTTTTGGAAAATAAGAGAGGTGAAGAAAAAATGATTATGACTCCTACATTGGTATTTCCTGATGATGAGGTTGTAAAGATAGACAAACATAAGGACACAAATGGCGAATATGACCGCGCTCCGCATTTTAGCTATCAGTTTAATTGTACGGCAGGCTCGGCTATGCGTTGGGCGTTGTGCGAGTACACAAACCTTAAAACAGGTGAAGTTAATCACTCTTATTTTCCAAAGGGTGGTGACATAAACACCTTTTATAATGGTGATAAAGTTGGTGTCAATGAGTTGGTTTTCAACGATATTGCTGAGAACGGTCATGATTACCAATATCGATACATTCTTTTTCAAACAGACCCTACAACCATAGCTGACGATACTCAATATGGAGACGGTGTTGGTTTGTATGATATGTATTTCTGTCGTGGAAAAGTTCAGAGAGCAGGTTCTTCAACATCATTTTATATAAACAAGGAAATAGGCAATTTGAAAGACGCTTATTATTATGAACGTGCTGACGGTTCAAATTACTTAGTTGGTGGTGCATACATGGAGATAGGTGAAGAACGTAGGTTTATTGAAAAGTATGACTACAAAACAGGCATGGTTATATTGAAATCTGCTTTTACAAATGCACCAACAGTAGGCACTGAATTTAGGATATTTACTAATTACTTCATAGATAAACCGCACTATGTAAAATGCAGAAATGACCCTGATTGTATTGTTACGGTTGAAGTAAATGAAAACAATTCTACCAGACCAATACATTGTGAGACAACGTACACTCACCCTAATCATGTCGGCTTGAAGTATTATAAATACTATTTGTACCAGATAATTAATTCAAATGTAGTCTATGACGGAACTATTCAGGACAGTACAAATGATACAACTCAGGTTAATCTTGGTAAAAATATAGGTGAAAATATAGTAAATAAGTGTATTACTATAGAGGTAGAGCCTAGTGGAACAGAAGGTCATGTTACCGAGGGTATTAATGGTTTTGTTTCTAACTACAATACTGCTACAGGAATGGCTACAATTTATTGCCCTGCAAACACTCAGTTTGTGAAAGGTGCAAAATTTACTGTTTATAGTGAAACGCAGAAATTGATTGATGAAAGTCCTGCAATTTATAATTTCAGACTTAACTATGATTTCTATGCTATGCAAGCAGGAAATTCATATTGTGTTGTTAGTGAGATTATGACACTTGACGATAAAATGTATCATTTTAACAAAAGAGTCTCGTTCCAAGGCAACGAGTTAGGTAATTTAGTAAACAACTTTAATTGTCTAATAATTAATAATCGTATAGCAATGCTGTCATGGAATACAACTCTTAGTGGTACTGCAAAGATTTTTAGACGTAATGTAAATGAAGAAGATTATGTTTTTCTTGGTACTACTAATACAAAGAGCTTTTTTGACACAACAGTTGGTAATAAACAGACTTATGAATATTATATTTGCTACGGAGATTACAAATCATATAAATCAGAGCAAGTATCGGTAGACAAGGACGGTTGGTTTATATACTCTTTGACCGATTTGGGTACAAAATATAACAAAAAGTATTATGCTATTTCTGAGTGTTGGGAGTTTATAACAGGTATGACCGATAATGATATTACATCAAATATTGGTCTTGCAGTACACACAGGAACAGGTATTAAACCAAAAACAACTAGAACAGTAACAGATTATGAGAGTGGTTCTTTCTCTGCTGATCTTTTGACAATTAATTGCCCTGACGGTCAAATAGTCGATAATATTGACAGAGTAAAAGCATGGACTAAATTTATTAAAGGCAAGAATGATTTTATGCTAAAATCTCACAAGGGCGATGTTTGGATTATAAATATCTCAGATAACCCTACTAGAATTTATGATAGCACAAGTGTATTAGGGTTGACTAATATTAAGTATGATTGGATTGAAGTTGAAGATATAAACGATGTGATAATTATTAGATAGGAGGTAGGGAAGTATTATGGATTATTATAGTAAAATAGATGATGCTTATCTTGCCGAGTTACATAAGCCAATGCGAAAAATGTATGTTAAAATGGAAATTTTATCACACTATGAAGGTGCTATTGGTGAAATAACAAGCGACTTATCTTCTACAGATGGTTCAATAACGATTAATAAAGAGCAAGGCTGTCGTAGGTCTTGCTCTTTATCTATTATTGATAGAAGCGGTAAATACATACCTCAAAAAGATAGTTCATTTTGGTACAATCGAAAATTCAAGATCTTCATCGGCTTGCAAGTTGATGAAAATATTTATTGGTTTCCGCAAGGTGTTTTTGTTACAAAGTCAGCAAACTCTAATGGTAGACGATTAAATGTTGAGGGTGTTGATAAATATGGTTTTCTTGATGGAACATTAAATGCCAGAATGTGTCTTGTCGAGTATCAGGCTAGTGTAACTAATTCTAAAAAAGGAACGAATATTGCGACTTTAATTAAGGACACGCTTATGCTTGATTTGGGTAATAACATACCTCTTGACCCTGTTGAGCCTATTATTGACCCTATATTCTATAATGTAACTCTGTATGACGATATTGTAGTTGATGAGGGCGGTTATCTTGGTGAGATTTTTGACAAGATTGCCGAAATGTATGGTGCTAATATCTATTACGATGTCAATGGCAGATTGAGAATGGAAAGAGCTTTCAACTATAATTTACCTTCTTGGTATCGTCATTTGTCGCCACAATTTGAATTGAGTGAAACCGAAATTACAGAAACGGATATTAATTATACTTATAATTATGACGGTGTAAATATTATTACAGTTACAACAGACAATACAAGTGGTAAAATTTATTCGTACACAGCTAAAAATAAAAACCCACAATCACCTGTAAATATAAATGCTATTGGTTATAAGGGTTTGGACGGTGGCACTTATTATATACCTCTAGGAGATACAAGTGAAGAAAGCGGAGAGGAAAAGTGTAGGCAACAAGCCGAATATATGTTATTGCAACATACTTGCATGAGTACAGGTATTAGTTATAATCTGCCGATTGCTCCACATTTGAATGTTGATAATACCGTTAGGGTTAGCAATGATTATTATAATTTTGACAAACAGTTATTTATCGTAAACTCTATTACAATGCCTTTATCGGCTTCTGAAATGAGTATTGAAGCCACTAATCTGCAATGGCTACCATTTGATACAGATTGTATTTCGATTTACTGTGAAAATTCGAGTGATACAGTGGCAATATCTTACAATACGAATGGTGGCAAGGACAAAGACGGTAATACTATCACTTATAAGAGCATTAACCAAGCCCCTAATAAACAAATCGTTTT